GTACGCTAGAATCGTCCATAACTACATTTTCTGTTTGCGCTGCAGCAAATTGGGCTGTAATCTCTGCAAAATCTGCGGAGTTTAGGGGTTCTGTAATACTTGCAGCAAAAGCCGCCGTTACTGTTTGAGCATCTGCCATACCTACAAACTCGTCAATAAGCGCATAGAATTCGCCAGTAGGGGCGTTGTACTCAAACATCTCCACGTTTTCGTTTAGGCTTTGGCTAAAAGCTGCTGTTACTGCATTGGCATCCGCCATGTTGACATCTTCGCTAATATTCAAAACAAACGCATTCGTGCCTAATCCAGCAAAAGTACTTTGAGCAAATGAGCTTATTCCAAACATTAACTAGACCATTGTGCTGTTGGTTTTGTAGGGAAAGAAACTATGCCTTCAGTCGGATTAGCAATAAAAGCCCTTAATTGACTACGATAAGCAAAGAATTCAGATTGGTTTGTTAGGTAAGGGTTTGATAATGCTGGGTCTGCTACATCACTAACTGTTGCCCAATCTGTATCATAAAGAAGTTTTGTTGCTCTTCCTTTATTATATTGTGCAGTAATGGTTGGAACATAAGACTCAAAAGTTGAGCCATTGTAAGTATAGTTATATGGAGTGATATCATCAGAGCAGTCTACCCAAAATAAAGGGTCTGCTACTTCAAAAGGAGTTTCTTCAACTTGAACAACAAAATTATTTTGAACTGGGCTAATTAGGGCTTTCATGTTTTTATCCTATGTACTCAATTAAAACTAAACCGCTAACACCGCCTGAACCATTGGTAGTAATACGTGTTCCCGGAGTTCCCGGCTGTGCTTTTGAATTTGTAGGTGTCCAAACCTGTCCAAGTAATGTTCCGTTAGTATTTCCAACATAGCCACCAAACATTGCTCCAACATCTGTATAAGTTAAGCTAACATTTCCAACAGTTGGGTCTGTTCGTTGATACCATGAATATCCATTGGTGGTTTGACCAGTATTACTTATGTTTCCACTAGTACCAGCTCCGTTAGTTCCCGGTAACGCAGTTGCATATTGACCGCCTTGTCCACCAGTTGCAGTGGCTAATGTAGAGAATGAGGAAGAACCTCCACTACCACCGGGAGCTGTGTCGTTAGAAGATGCTCCACCAATACCAACAGTAATTGCATATGCAGTTCCGGGGCTTACAGTATAAACACCAATTGCCTGTCCGCCAGAACCACCAGCGTATTCGCCATTTCCTTGAACAGCACCACCCCCAGCAATCACAGTTACTTTTACTCTAGTAACTCCAGTTGGAGCAGTCCAAGTCAAACTTCCAGCAGAGTTATAAACTAAAGGAGTTCCATTGGAGTTAAATGCTGTACTTCTAGTTGCTAATGAGTATTGATATTGCCCACCACCGCTGGCAGCAGCAGAAGTCCACGTAGTACCGTTAGAAGTTAATACGTTACCAGTGGTTCCCGGAGCTACTACTTGAAGTGCAGAAGTCCCGTTACCAAGAAGTACATTATTAGCTGTTAAAGATGTAGAGCCTGTGCCACCGTTAGCTACTGCGACTGTCCCTGTTACGTTTGCTGCTGTACCTGTAGTATTTTGATTTAGTGTCGGAAATGTACAGTTAGTTAAAGTACCACTTGAAGGAGTGCCTAAAACACCACCATTTATTACTGGAGCACCGGCAGAACCAACAGCAACCCCCAAAGCAGTTGCAACGTTAGTCCCAAGTCCAGATATGCCAGTAGATATAGGAAGGCCAGTACAGTTAGTTAAAGTGCCAGAAGTTGGCGTACCAAGCAAAGGAGTCACTAGAGTTGGTGAGGTGCTTAAAACGACAGACCCTGTACCAGTAGATGAAGTTGTACCAGTACCACCGTTAGCAGCGGGTAAAGTTCCAGTAACGCCCGTAGTCAGACTTAACTGACCAGTGCTATTAAAGTTTGAGCCGCCTTTACCTAGATTGCTTGCTTGTGTCATTATTTAATCTCTTACCAATAAGTAAATCTAACTTGTCCACCGGCACCGGCACCCGATGTTCCTGATGTTGAGCCACCACCACCACCGGCTGGGACTGTTCCTGAAGTTGCTGTAGCAGTAGTTGAGCCAGCACCACCAGCACCACCAAATGTAGAAGCACCACCTACACTAGCTGTACCATTTCCACCGCCACCGCCGCCGCCATAAAGTGATTGACCACCAGCACCATTTACAGATTCACCGCCTCCACCGCCACCATAAACTGAAGAAGCCCCTGCTGCATTAGTAGTTATTGCACCATCGCCACCACCAAAACCTTCATTGTCACATGATTGAATACCTGAACCAAGCCCCTCAATAATATTGCTTAAAGTCGGTCTGCCGCCTCTTCCCATAGTACCAGCACCAGCACTATTGGCTGTAATTCCAGCAGAATAAATACCGCCACCACCACCACCCCAGCCACTGCCTGAAGTTGCACCATCACCACCACCACCGCCATAAGCAAATATTGTTTTAGTACCACCGCCAGCAAATGAAGCTAGTGCAACCGATGTTGTCCCACCAGCGTTTCCAATTCCGTTTACTGTTTTTGCTGCACCGCCAGCACCAACTGTATAAGTTACTGCACCTTGTAAATCGCTAAATTTAACTAATGCAAAATTATATCCGCCACCACCACCACCACCACTTGACGCGGGACTTGTAGTGTTTTTGCCACCACTACCACCACCGCCCCAAATTTCAATTAAAACCCAGTTAGCTGTTGATGGTTTAGTCCAAGTTGCTCCTGTGCCTGAAGTATAAGTATTAACAGTTGGTGTACCAACAGCAGAAGAGGTCCAATCTGTACCATTAGAAGTTAGTACATTTCCAGAAGTTCCGGGAGAAGTTAATCCAGTACCGCCGTTAGCAGCGGGTAAAGTGCCTTCAACTATATTTGCTAGGTTTGTTTTAGTCAGTGCCATTATTTACTCGTAAAGAATGTTGAGTGTTCCAGCATCAAATGTATCCGTGCCGTTTGCTGTGGTTATACGAACTATGTTTAAAATTCCTGAAAGTGAAACATATCCACCACTTGTTCCGTTAGCTGAATTGCCATCACTTTGCACTAAATTTCCACTACAACACCAATTATTTCCCGTTGGATTTGTTAATATAATATTTCCACCTAAAGTTCCTGCGGCTAATGGATTAACAAACATAACAAAAGCACTTGTAGATTTGCCAACATAGCCAGTTGTTTGTGGAGTGCCTGATGAACCTATTTGTAACCAAATAGTGCTTGTGCCTGAAGTGCTAGTACCATAAAACATTACGGTAATTCTTTTTACCCAGCTAGGTATGCTAGTAAAATCAATACTTGTTCCGCTTGTAGAGGCTACCGCAGTACCGCTAACTATTGCAGAACCGTAACTTAATGTACTTCCGTTAGTAGTTAAAACTTGACCAGCACTTCCGGCTGTTGTTAAGCCTGTGCCGCCGTTAGCTACGTTTAAAGTACCACCAAGCACAACTGCGCCTGTAGTAGCAGAAGATGGAGTAAAGCCTGTTGTGCCTGCACTAAACGAAGAGCCTGTAGTAGCAATACCTAAATAACGAACAGATATGTTGCCAGAAGCAGACGGAGGTGCGGTACTAAACGTAAGAGTGTTACTTGATACTGAGTAAGTAGTAGGTTCTTGAACTACACCAGAAATAGCTACTAATAACGAAGCAGCATTAGCCGGAACAGCGCTCATTGTAAATACAGTTTGTGATCCAGTACCGTTGAAAGTCTCAGAAGTAATTGTGCTGTACAAGTTTAAGTTACTAAATGTAACAACTTCAATTAAGTCACCAGTAGTAGCACCAGTAGCCAAAGTAATTGAAGTGCCGTTAGTAGCAGTAAAGTCGGCAATACCTAGCTTAGCGCCGTTCTGGTAAACCTCAGTAGAACCCACTGTGTAGTTAACCGTAAATACAGTTTGCCCGGAGGTAGCAGTAAAGTCTGTTGTGGTAACTGTTCCGCCGCCAGTAGATAACGTAGTCCATGAAGGAGCAGCACCAGAGCCAGCAGAAGTTAATACCTGCCCAGTAGTACCGTAAGAGCCGTTAAACGCAACTTGGTTAGCCGTTCCAATAGTAAGTGCGTCAGTAGCTTGTGAATTAGTTACAAGACGAATATTGTTTGAGCCGTATGTACCAATAGCAAGGTCTGTAGAAGCGGATGCTAAGAATACATTTCCCGGACCATTTAAAGAACCCGTGCCAGAAAAACCAGACGAGTTAATACCAAAATCGCCGTATCCAGTTGTTGATGTGCCGTTGTTATTGGAAACAATATAACTAGTAGAAGCAGATGCGCCAGCATTTAAGTTTTGTAGTACTACTTGGTTATAGCCGTTAACGCTTGAACTATAAGACGCCATAATGTTGGTGTCAGAATAATTTAATGTTCCATAAGCGTAAGCACCTACATTTGAAGAAGCCGTAACTGTGGCTGTAGATGTATAACGAGTTGAAGATAAAGTAGTTCCATCATAGTTTAATGTTGAAGAACTAGATAAAGCAGATGTGCCGTTACCGTAAGGGATATACCCTGCTGTCAAAGAAATAATACCTGTACCACCAGCAGCAACAGGCAAAGTACCTGCAGTTAGCGCAGAAGCCGATGTAGAGTAAAGAGCGTAATTTGCCGCACCAAAAGTCGTTAAGCCTGTACCACCATATCCGGAAGCAATTGTGGTTCCGTTCCAAACCGCATTGGAAATGGCAGCATTATTAAAAGTTGCAGTGGTGTTATTAAAATCGTATGAGCCGGGTAAAAAAGAATAAGCGCTCCAAGAACCCGCAGAAGTTGCAATACTTGTTACTCCTATCTGAACAATCGCTCCAGACGGAATAGTATCAATTGTGGTTGACGCATTATCTTTAACTGTTAAAACGCCAGAAGAATTGTTAAGAAAAAGAAAACTTTGCCCAAGCTGTAATGTTGTAGCGTTTGGTAACTGAAAAGTCTGTGTAGTAGAACCAATTAATATTTGATTTCTTGCCGAGGCTACAGTTAAAACCGTTGTACCAGCAGCTGCTGTTGTTACAGCATACCCAGCCACATAATTGTTAAAACTAATGTTTTGGCTAGCATCTCTTAAAACAACAGAATTAGCACCGGAAGAAGTAGTAACCCCTGTACCACCATAAGCCACAGGAATAGTTGAGCCATTCCAAACACCAGAAGTAATTGTGCCTAAAGCAGTAACGTTTCCAGAAGCATCAAGGTTTACTGAACGCTCAGAAGGGTATGTAACAAATACGTTAACTGTACCGCTAAATGTAACTGCAGAGCCGGAGTTACTAGAAGATAAGATTGTTGTGCGGGTTAGAGTCGGCCCAGTAGTTGAGTATGTACCAATACCTACTTCCCAGCTTCCAGATACGTCTGTAGCCGCATAAAAAGTAGTGTTACCATTTCCAATAACGGCAAAGGACTGATACCCAGTAACAGAACCAGTAAGCGTAAAACTTACAGTTGTGTTTGCAGTACCAGTCTGTTGGACACGGTCATTAACTACTAGAGCCATCTAGGACTCCTTAGCTTGTAGCGGTTGTTGAGTATGTAACGCTTACTGTATCGCCAGCTGTTGTAGTCTTAGCCGTTGCAAATGCGCCTGCACTGTATAAAGTTCCGCCAGTGTTACTTTGAGTTGAACTTGCACCGGAACCAGTACACAAGAAACAACCTGTTACGTTACCACCAGCACCAGTAATAGTGTAAGTAATAGCTGTAGCAGCAGAAGTTGTTACGTTAGATGGCGTAGTTCCACTTGAAGTAGCAGAAGCAAACACTGCCGTGCCACGAACAGCGGAGCCACCAACGGTGTAGTTAATAAACTCGGTCCAACCAGCGTGTGAAGTCATTGTGTCGGCGGCTGCAAATGTAGGGCTAGTAGTACCGATCAAACCTAAAAACGGGCCAACAACAGTATAAGCAGAGCCTTTTAACAGGGTATCTAACATTAACTGCTTACCAACAGCATTAACTAAGTTAGGGAACTCGTCTGTCCATTTTAAATTTCCGGCAGCATCACGGCACTCTACATGGTATATACCATCAATACCTACTGTTTCTGTACCCACTGCGTTAGTCTGTAAACTAATTTCCGCTTTATCGCCGCAGCTTGCTATTTCTTTTTGCATAAAAACTCCTTAATTTGAAAAACGAATAATGGCATTAGCAGCGTTATCCGTAGGAAATGTTATTGTAAAACTTGTTGTAGGTGTCTTGTCCGCACCAAAATCCAGTACTGCTACAGCCGCATTAGTCGTACTATTATAGATTAAAGCACCCCTAACCGTAAAGGAAGCTGGATTCCAAGTTACTGTATTAAAAGACAAATACGCCGTATAGTCATTGGTTTGTGGGGGTATAACAGTAAGAGCTTGACCACCAGCCGTATATCCAGTACCCACCACTTCGCCAGTAGTTGTATAAATCAAAGTTGATTGGTTTAAAGTGGCATTAGCGGTATATAAAGCAATTTTGTAGGTATAAGGAGTTCCAACCGCAAAGTTCTCTAATCCACTTAAGCAGTTTTGTTTAAATATTGTGCATTGGCCTTGGGCTATTGTCATGGTTTAACCTGTCCAATTCTGTATTGCCCATCTCTGTAGGCATCGCCACGCTCTAAACCAGAACCAAGGCGGTTTAACTGAGCTAGTGCCTCGTTATATTTATCTTCATAGTATTTAACCAAATCGGTTTCGCCCTTCATAAAGAGCATAGCCTCACGCATAGCGCCATAGAATAAGACTGGGTCATAGTTATCGCCAAGCCAACTTGTACCAGCAGCATTATTAACAGCACTTATGGTTACAGAAAACCCAGAACCCGTGCCACCAATATCGGAAGATGCGGCTGTAAGGCTATTACCAACAGAATAAAAATTACCGCCATTAGTAAGGGCTACACTTGAAACAACCCCACCAGCAACAGTAATAGTTGCCGTAGCCCCAGAGCCTTGACCGCCCGTCAATGTAACATTAGGATAAACCCCAGTGGTATAAGAAGAACCCCCAGTAGGTGGGTTAAGGCCAGAAATAACGCCTTGAACAATAGATACTGGGTAGTAAAAATAGTGTAGTTCAGTAGTATAGGAACTATCAGGCGTTGGTCCTACAATAAAAGATAGCTCATTTGGATTGCTATATTGAGATCCAAACAAAGCATAATATCTAGGAAAACCCGTAGATGTTGGTGTCGGATAAGCTTCACGGATGAAGTTAACATCTTTGTTAAGTAGGTATTTGTATGAACCGTCTGTATCAATTACCGCCATTGAGTAGGTAGACAAATAGTCGTCAGGGCAAGACAAATACTTATTACTAGACGTAAGTGTACCTGTTACATTTTTACGCAACGATGGGATTTGGACTGAGTTATATATACGGTCTTCAGCTTCTTGGACAAACCGAGCTATATTCCCTACAAATAGGGATTCTGTATTCTCAGAATAGTCCTGTATTGCTTGGTACAGTTGCACATAATTCATTAGGGTTTACCCTTAAGCCATTGGACCACGAGATGTAAAGCCTTTAGTTGCAGCGCCAGATCCACGTTGTTTCATGCCATCAGTCTTTGGACCACGAGTAATATTACCAATACTTACTCTACGAGCTGGCATACCGCCAGGAGTAGACTCGTTAGCAGCCATAGAGTTTGGATCTGTGGCATAGCACACACCTAAATCAATGTTTTCATTGCCAGACATATCATGAGGTTTTGCGTAGACTTTGGCATTGCCAACTTCTTTCCCGCCTTTTTTCATAGAAAATTTAGCCATGATTAACGACCTCTACCAGAAGACTTTTGATTCATAGCACGAGCCATATTGCGTCCTACTTGTTTCATCTTCATAGACGTTACACCAGCAGATTTTTTTCCGCCGTTGTCGACTTTAGCTGTAGGGCCTGAATCACCTAGATTCTTACCTTTTGTTTTGCCTTTGGACTCAATGCCATTAGCGCCTGATTTAAATGTCATAACTTACTCCTAATTAATTGTTAGTGTTACTGTACCTACTTGCCCTATTGCTATCAAGTAATTTGGCGTTAAAATTGTGTCAAAACTACTTGCCCCGCCAACAGGGTTCCAACCCCATTGAAATACTCTACTGCCTTCGGCTTGATATCCGTTTTGGTCTATAGCCACTCCGTTACCATATTGAGTTTGTAAACCCGTTTGTCCAGACGCATAATAACTAGTATCTGGCCTTGGTTCCCGAACTGCTTGTGGGTCATTAACCGGATACATACCCAATTGTAACTGAGGTTGATCTGGTTCCCAACACTCAAAACATACTTTAATGCTAACCTGTTTAGTCTTAATCGTAAGCTTTTTAAGCTCTACTAATTTATATCTTTGACCACAGCGGTCACATTCCGCAATGGCATATTTACCAGAACTATACTGTGATGGCATAGCTTACCTCGAATAGAACAGATTGCGTGGAACAAATCTAATTGGCGCAGTTTCTCTATCTTCTTGCGACGCTAAGGTAAATTGTTCTTCGTAATCCATTTTTAACCCCATAACTCTTTGTGGGTCTGTATTAGGTAATTTAATGCTCAACATATAAGATAGCCCTGCTACAAAACAGTTAATAAACCTAAACGGAATATCTTGAATATTTACGCCATCCCCAGCATCTTGCAGCCTGCGCATGCGCCAGTAAACCAAAGTATAAGGACCGCCGCCAGCATCTGGGGTAGGCCAGATATTTACACAAGGCAAATTTTGAATATATACAGAAGCACCCGCGCTATGGGTAGCAGCTACGGTACCGTTTTGACCCCGCCAACAGTTTAATAATTGGTTAGTAGATGCGTCAATATTTGTATAGCCGATAGTCTCATTATCAATTTTTACAAACCCAGTAGAACCTAAACCAGCTACGCTAACTAAATTAATGGTTGTATCTGTAGTAGATACTGACGGAGTAGTTGTACCGGTGGCAACAGTAGTAGTTGCAAGACCATTAGTTTGAGCAGTTTGGCGGCTAAACCATACTTGAATAGGACGCCCAGTAGTTAGTTTATTAGGAATAGTAGAATAAGTAGACTCAGATATACGGCTGAGATTAATGTCAGTTTGAGTAGAGAAACTACCATTGTTTGTCCTTGTTACAAGATCTAAAATATCAATTGTATCAGCAGGTACTGGGTATACGCCTTGGTTTGTAACTAGAGGAATTGCGCACTCTTCAATAGTCCAAAGGTTAATACCGCGATTAGCCCACTCAATAGTCATCAAGTTAATAGATCTACGGGCAGTGCGCATGTCATATCCAGAACGTAACTGCGAGCCACAACGCTCAAAGGCTTCTTCAATAAGCTCAGAGAGGTCTAGGTTAAACGTAGTTTGTCCGGATGTAACAGCCATTATTTATTCGCTTTTAGTATTGTTATTTCTTCACGTAACTTAAGTATTTCTGCGTCGCGCTCGTCTAACTTTTTCATTAAACCAACGCTTGTATCTGCCCATATTGCCATATCTCTGACGCGTTCTTTATGATCTTCCACCATCATTTTGTACAGTCGCTCAGATGCGTCAATCTGAACTTGCATGAAGTCGTTCACTTTTTTAAACCTTTCAAGGTTTCCGCAAGCCTAGCCCGCTTACCCATCTTGCCGGGTTTTTTTGCAGCTGCAGCTAGTTTGCTTGCTGGAATTTTTTTATCTGCAGCAACGCCCAAGGATTTCTTTAAAGAACCAGGCTTTTTAATTGCTTTTTGTATCCACTTTTCAGCCATCATTTAACCTTTCGATACGGTTTTACTTTTGCTTTTACCTTTTTCGGCTGCGGCACGAATTGCTGCCCCTGTGCTTTTCCTGCTCGTTTTGCCCGTGTTGTTGCTGCGTACTCCTGCGGGCTCAACGCTTGTATTGCTTTTTTTGGTAAGTATCTCTCGCCCGTCTCGGACGATTTCTTCCCTGACTTGGTTGTCCACTTTTGGTCTCCCCAAGCCTTTAAAGAACGCTGCGATTTTGCCAATCCACTCATTTATATCCACCGCCAGCCGCCTTATATTTTTTAGCTACTAGTTGTGCTTTACGGGCTGACCATTGACCTGCGCCAGTACCTTGTGTTGAAGCAGCTTTTACTTGAGAAACAATACGTTTACGCATTTCTGGTTTTGTGTAATTACCCGCGGCATTTACTTTGCCGCCTTCTTTAAACTGAGTAAAGTCAGTATTATCCTTGCGGGCTTTTTTCTTGCCGTCTGGCATTTTAGAAGGGGCTATATCACCCATACCGCGAGAAGCTCTCATGCTTTTGTCTTTCCACGAATACAGCAGCCGTCTGCACGTTTAGAAGCACTAGATACTTTACCGCCCGCCTTGTAGGTTGGGTTTGGTTTATTACCAAGTCCCTTCATAAAGCTCATATCTGATCCACTAGCACCGCCTCCAGTACCAACTCCAAACCCGCCAGAGGTTCTAGGACCTACTTTAGGACCTGTGTCTGAATAAGCCTTACCAGTATATTTAGGTTCAGACCTAGTCTTTTCAGACATTTTGCTTATTTCAGCCTTAGCCCTATCAGATTTAGCTTTTTCTAAATCTTCGTCAAACTTTCCCGGGCCGCGTTTTTCCTCGGGAGTGTATTTCTCATTCCCATTACCGCCAGGTTTTTTAGAAGGGTCTACAGGCTCAATTGGCATTACATCTTCCCGCCGCCACACATAGAAATAATTGTGCCTTTGGTTTTACCTTTAGTAGCGCAACCGTCTGCACGAGCTGAAGCAGTGCCGCCTTTAGCCATTTTGTGCATACGTTTCTCGTGCAAAGCAACTTCTTGTTTAGCCACTTTTTTCATCATTGGCATGTCTTCTTTCATATCGGAGTTTTTCATATTAGCAAGCCTTTCCGCCTTTAGTCATTTTCTTTACTGTTTTTTTAGCTACGCCGCCTTTTTTCATAGGCATTGCACCCGCTTTAGCTGGCTTTTCAGCAGCAGCTTCTTTTTTCTTTGCAATCATTTCCATAAATGGATTTGGCTTTTTCATAGTTCCACCCTCTTTAAATTTTTTGCCTTTATCGGCGTTGTTAAAATCTTTACCCACGGATTGTGGAACTCCTACTTTCTTAGCAAATGCAGAGTTATGTGCAATTGCCGCCATAAAATTATGTTGTTTTTTACTTGTTGATGGCATCTTTTTTACCTAACCAACCTTGAACAGTTTTAGTTTCATATATGCGAATAGCCGTCCACACAATTGTAAACAACGCGGCAATAGCTGGCAACATATCTGCAAGGGTTCCTAGTACGGTAACAACCGAAGCAAAATCAATAATATGTTTTGTTGCTTCGTCTAGATTTATAAACGGATCATTCATCAGCATTTCCACCTTTTTAAGCTAGCTGCCTTACGGGTAGGTTTACCGTTCTCATCTTTCATCGGGCCGGGCATGCCAGACATACGAGCACAAAACGACTTTTTACGGGCACCACCTTCGGGTTGCGGAGCTTTTAAATGCGAGCCAGTAGCCGCATTATACTTAGCACGGCCTTTGGCGGTAAGCCCAGCGCCCTTAGATACAGGCAACTTTTCACCACGACCAATCGCAAGAGAGGGACCTTTTTTCTTTTTGGTTGCCATTATGCGGCTTCCTTGTTTGTATCTACTGGACGAATTAATGGGTATAAAAACTCTTCCCCAAATGAACCTTCAAACTCATGTACACCCATATGACCTAGTTTAATTGTAGGGTCAATCCAAACTTCAAAACCTAACTCACGGGCGCGGTCACAGAATAAATAGTCTTCACCAATATATTGCCCGTCTTTTAATTCAAAGTCAAAGAAACAGTATGTTTCATCGCCCTGTTTCTTTTCATCATGGTAAAGCCATTCTGGATGCGCTTCAGCCAACTTTTCAAACACTTCTCTACGAATCATCATAAAAGCTGTAGCAACACGTTTAGCTCTAACTAGACCCATCTTATCCATAAAAATGCTGTCATCATCTGTGTCTAATGTAGAAAAATAAACTTGACCTTTTTTACGGGCAACGGGAATACCAGCAACAATCCCTTTTACAGGATCTGTATTCCACGCCATTAAACGGAAAATATCTTCAGCATTAAAGTTAATATCTGAATCAATAAACATTAAGTCTGTGCACTCTGACTTTAGAAAATCAGTAGCAATCAAGTTACGAACACGAGACACAACAGAACACCCAGAAATATTGCAGACTTGAACATCAATTCCGTGTCTTGTTGCTTGTAAACAAAACTCAGCTAACGAAATAGCTAACTTTGAAGAAACTTTGTAGTCGTAGGAAGGAAGGCCAATCATCACCCTCCGACCCGCTAAATTATACCCAGCTTCTAATCGTACTTGTTCAGTCATTTTTTATCCGTAGTAAATATTTACTGCGACTAGATTGCTTATTGATGCATAAACGCCAGTAGTAGCTTTTACGCCTTCGCCAGGAATAAATAAAGCATTGTTATAGGTATCATTTGCAGCAACGTCATAAGACATAAGCCAATAACCTGTTGAATAAACAAGTGCTGGGGTTGCCGTAATGGTTCCGCTATTAATATCAGTTACGGTAAAAGCATTTGCGTTTGTAACAGTAATTGCATAGTTTCCATTAGTAGCTGTACCGCCTGTACCTGCAGCAAAGTCAATACCAATAACCTGTCCAGTTGTCAAACCGTGTGCTGTAGAGCTAATAGTAACAGTAGTTCCAGAGCGACCATAAGTAGCAGTAGTTACTGGGGCTGTTGTTGTATCAAATAAAGCTACAGTTCCTGCGGACGTGCTTCCAGTAAATGAAATGCCTTTAATACGTGTACCGTAAGGCACCATAATGCCACTAGCATTGATGTGCGCTTGTTTTACGTCATATTGCATTGTCATAATTAATCTCCTAAAGATTGAAAGGGGGAACTAGTCCCCCGCAAGATTAATTTTGTGTTGTAGACGGACGTTGACTACCATCAGAGTTACGAACTGCATAAGTAACAATAATTGTTGCTGCACCTGCTGTCAAAGAAGTACCTGCCAATGTATAAGCAATCAACACATCAGAAGAACCAACGTTTAACCAACCACCAGGAGTAGTTGCATTAGCGCCTAGTGTTACAGAACCAACAGAAGTAATTGTGCCAGTAGTTGTAAATGCTGTACCGCCAATATTTAATACGCAAGTAGTAGCAGCGTCAAAAAGAGTTGTAGTAACAACTTTAACGTCAACAATCTGTGAACCAGCAGGGACAGCAATTAGATTACCGGTTAGTGTGCCGTAAACAACGTTACCAGATTGAGAAACAACAGTGCAGCCTGTGTTAGCTAAAGTAGTTGCAGTTGTGCCAGTTGTGTAGCGATTTGTGCCTAATAGCCAAGGGCCTAGGTGAGTAGCGAATCCCATGAGGATCTCCTATATACAAGTTAAGCCTATTTATCGGTATATCGTCTGCTGGGGCAGTCAAATAGGCTGGTATCACCCAGATATCTTAATAATACTACAAATAAAAAAATGTGCAATAAAAAACCCCGCCTTTTGAGCGGGGTTTTAGTAAAACCAAGGAACCAATTAGGCGCCTTGTGATCCCCACATTCCGAGTGGATCAGACCAACCGAAAGAATAACGCTCACGAGACTTGTAACGAACGTTACCTGTGTCAAAGTCACCATCCATAGAATTGCTCAATGGGGTGCGAACGAAATGTTTCATGCCGTTAGGTACGTCAGTAGTCAAATACCAGCCGTTTGTGTCGGTTAGGAAGTGATTAACTGTGTAGCCTTCAGGGATAGAACCATTGTTCTTAATAGCGTTAATGTCGTTATCGGTTGTACCAACACGTAATTCAGTCTCGAGCAAACGAGTTGCAACGAACATGAGGTTAGGTGGAACAATCAATTTACGAGGTTTAGCAGCGATTAACAAACCACGCTCATCAGTCCAACCAGCGATCTGAATAACGGCGGCTTCCAAAGAAGTCTCATTTAAATCAGTCATAGTTGTCTGTGTGTTGCTGTTTGTACCGCCAGAAACCAATGGGTGTGCTGTTGAGAACAAAGGAACGCCATCACCACCGTAATAAGCGGCAGAAGCGGTAAATCCGTTGTTAATAACTGCAGCAGCTTTTACTTGCTTGGTGTACGCCATAGAACGCGCGAGACCTTTGGTGTAACGAGCAGACAATGAGTCATACAAGTTATCTTCAATAGCTTCTTCAGTTAAGCTGAAGCCCATTGCAATGGTTTCGTGGTTGTAACGTGCAGTCCATGCTTCTTGCCCGTTGTCGTAACGAATAGCAGAACCTTCGTTTTTGACTGGAGCAGCTGTAAAGCCTGACAATTTGGTTTCTTCTTCAAAAGAACGCTCAGAGGTCTCAGTTTCGTAGATCTCTTTGTGCTCTTCACCATAGCGAGCATACTCAAGTCCGAACAAAGCGTTCAAACCCGGAAGGAGCTCTTTTAATAGTTGTGCGCGTGAAATAGCCATTATTTAGCTCCTATTAGGCTGCAGTTGCTACGCCAGCAGCACTGTAGTATGTGTGAACACCAAAGTTGAACTTAACGATCACTTCTGTGTATGAACCTGACGCATTTACAGTCTCTGGAACTACGTCAACGATACGCATTGGAACAGCAGTTCCGGCGCCAGTTGTTGCAGATACAGAAGCAAGTGAGTCGCCTGTAGTTGTGCTACCAGCAGTCAAGATTAAAGCTGTGTTTTGACCAACTGCGGCACGAGTAACGCCAGAGATTGTTGATGCACCAGCAGCTGTTACCGCTACTTTGAACAGAGCATCTGGATCATCTAAAACAAAAGCTTGAATGTCAGAAGCCACTGTGCTAGCTGGATAATACTGTTGTTGTAACAATTGTTTGGTAGTTGGGTTTGTAAACTGACAACCCAAGAAAATACCAACTGCGTCGGTTGCGGTAGCTGTGGTTGAAACTTTGCTTAATGTACCACCTGTGTTTAGACGTACGACATCACCGTAAAAAATTGATGTGCCAGAGCCTGAAGCGATGGGAATTAAGCGAGTAGAACCAGCAAATACCTGACCACCGACCAAATTGATCGGCTGAAACCCGTAAGGGCCTGAAACGGTAGGATAAGCCATTTGTAACTCCTAGTTAAATTTATGAACCAGAACCAAAGGTACTTGTTGATTTTCGCTCAGTAAAGAGAGGCATCCGTGGGTCACTTTGGCGCATCAAATTATTGTCTACAGCTTCCGTCTGGTTTTGTGATTGTTTTTGGAAATGAGCATTCCGTTGTTCCACAAATTCAGTTGGAGTCTTGCAAAGCAATAACCCGCCAATCTCAATATTGTCCTTAAAGCGACTATTAGGATCAGCTAGCAGTTGAAATTTCGGTTGTTCTTCTATTCTTACTGGCTCCCAACCTTCTCTCATCTTTGCGGATAAGTTACGTGGGTCAGCAGCATTAAGTGTAGAAACACGAATCCAACGATAAGAAAAACCAGCCTGTTTATCAGGTTCTGGAAGTAACTCTGGAAGCTGCCACTGCTTAGGGCGTTCCTGTTGGGTACGACTTTCTAATTCACGTTGTAGTCTGTTTGTTGCCATTTTTAGGCCTCCAATTTAATTTGTTCACGGGCATATTGCTCTGGGGTTAAACCAAGTTTTTTGGCTAACGCCACCTGCGTTTTACTTAGCACTATTCTCTTAGAAGACGTACTACGCTTTGCGGGAGCTACCACCGTGCTTAATTTTGTACGTTGAGGTTTTTCTTCCTCTTCGTTTTTTACTTCAATGTCGTCAAATTCTTCGGGGAATCTGCGTTGTACTTCTTTATCAATCTGTTTGTAGTACTCGTCGCTACCGACAAAACTACGCCCATATTTTTCAGCTAAATCTTCGTGTACGCCTTCTGCAAAACGTTTCATTGACTTTTTATTAGGGTCAACAAACCATGAATTGCGGCCTACCCATTCAGCAACTTTATTTTCTTGCGCAACTTGCTGAGGTTGCTTCACCTGTATTTGTACATCATTTTCAGGATTTTGTACAGTAGGTTTGAAATTTTTTGCTCTGTCAAGTTTTAATTGAGCTTTCATCATTTCTTCTTGAGCATCTAAAAGCTTCTCAGAATCACCAGAATCATAAGCCTCTCTGTAATTCTTTCTTGCTTTATCCAACTCTAATTCAGCAGAAGTTTGATAAGTATTAATTAACTCTTTTTCGCCGCTATGGAGCATATCTTTGAGTTTTTTGTTCTCGTCGAGTATTTTCTGCGCCATCGTTAAAGCTTCTTCTTGCTCACGCAAGGCGGCTTCTTTAGCCCTGCGCTCTTCGTGCCAAGCTTTTTTGTATTGTGTAAACTTTTCCTTTACGTTTTTAGAATACTCTTTTGAACTATCTACAGTCTCAAGTTCTTCTTTAACGGTTTCTGGTACAGGTTCACGGTCACGGTCTTCTGGCGGGGTATCGTCAATAATATCAATATCAACGTCTAATGAGCCTTCTTCAACCTCAATTTTTACTTCGGGTTTACCCTTAGATTCTTCCTCAAACTCATCAGGAAATTTAAATTCTTCGTTCATTTATAGCTCCTATACTGTTTTACGTTTAATGCCGCGTGGATCATCTACTGTGCCTTCAACAGAATCGTCGTTAATAATCCTAAACTCTCGTCCATGAATTATTAGGCGGGTTCCTGCATTGGGGCGTACTAGAATAAAATCACCTTGTTTGCACCAAGGGCCAGTTGGGTAACGCTCTGGGTCTTTATAGCAATCTGGACCTAAATCCACAACAAATAGCACTGTGGTTAAAAGTTCATCGTACCTTAAGGTTTCATCGGCTTTTAGTAAGCCACTGTCATATTCCTTTTCTGCTTCGGGAATAGCACAAAGAATCCTGTATCCAGTCGGTTTAGGGAGCTGTTTGCCTTTCTCTTCACTACTCTTGTCCATCACAGCTGATAAATCAACTGCTAGGTTTAAATCCAATGTTTCAGTCATCTGAATTTTCCATTCTTTCTTTGAGGTCTACAATAATTGCACATGCAGCCTCGAGACCTCGAATTTGACCACACATGTAGCGATACTCTTCAATCGAAGGACAATTCCCAGCAGCTAACTGTTGTGAAAGATATGCCATCCGATCTTTATATTGTTCTAGAAGATAATCTAGATTTTTGTCCATCATTTACCCTTTCTTTGGCTCCTCCCTTTGGGATTTAGCCTGTTGTTGTGCGTTCTTGTGATGGGTTTTAAGTATCTCAATTCCCGCTTTTTTGCCTTCTAGATGGTGATTACCTCGACGGTTTAATTCATCACCCATAAGTTTTGCAGCTGTTTGCGCACCTGCGGCTTGTTGTTGAGCTCTAATACGCTCGCGTTCAATTTCTTGCTGTTGTGCTTTAAGCATATTGTCAGCTTGATCTTTAGCAATCTTGCGTTGCAAATCTTGTGTTTTAAGTTGAACTTCTTGTTGTTGAATCTGAATAAGTGGGTCTTGTGATGCTTGAGCATTTTTCTGTTGCTGAGCTTCTTGTTGGTGCTGTTGCAATAGTTGTTGTGATGCTCTTGCAGCGTATTGAGACATCTGGATTTCCATTTGCGGATCAATTTCCTCTTGGTCATCTTCATCTGCTTCAAGGAATGGGGGCAATGTCACGCCCATAGTTTCTTCCATCTGCTTGCGATATTCCATGCCTAAATGCTCAGCTACGTGCGCGGATAACGCTGCTTGAATCTGTTGCGCCATCTGTGGATTTTGACCAACCAACTGCATAATATGTGGGTCTTGCGCTGCGCCCATGTGAACTGCAATGTGAGCTTTATGGTCTTGATAAATAAACGCTTTGACAGGTTTACCAGTAAGCATGTATTGGTTCTCGGACACGGGGTCACGCGGTTTCATATCTTCTTGCAGCGGTATAAGCTTTTGGTAATTTTTGATTCCCAACACGTCTAGCATTTGACGATGTAATTGCGGTAAGTCATATAACTGCGGTGCTGTCTGTGCTAGTTGTAGGGCAGCTTGATACTGAACTACTTTTTGCGCCATAGTAGCCGCGTTGGGATCGGACACCGGAATCACGTACGCCATGTCGTAGTCAGACTGTTTTGCTTTACGACTACCTTGTTCTGGTGTGAACTGATAATCCTCTGGCGTGTATTCTTGAATAATTTCTTTTAGAAGCTGGAACTCTTGCTTCATTGAGTAGTGGATACGCGCTTGCACCGCACTCATCGTTTTTAATGTACGTTCTAATACTGCTAACGTCGTACCAACTGGGGCTGACGCTGACATATCGGAAATTTGTAAATCTGCTGCGCCTGCAAACTTGCGGCCTTCTTCTACAATATTTTGTAATAAAGCAAAGAGAACTTGGCTGGGTTCTTTATACGGAAGCGGCATGATGTTGTCACGCATGGCGCCTGATGGTACGTCAACATCCCTAAACTCACCGGGGGCAATGGGGGTGTCGTCACCTTTTACTCGCAACCCACGGGTCTTAAAGCCACCTGGCAAGTTGCTAAGTGTCCCTGCATCAACCAGCTGACGAATGATGGAAGTACCTGATTTAGCAAAAGCGCCAATAAGATGGATGAGACCAAAATGATAAAAACCAAAGCCCGGTATATATCCGTAGTGCACAAAGTGATTACGCTTTTTACAAGCTTTATCATTAGGATTCCAATTTCTTCTAATAGCAAGAACATTGTTAGTTCCTTTCTCTATTGTGACAACGTACGGTAATGCTACGCCCGTAGGCTTGCCCGTCTCTTCGTCCGTATGCTCATAACCTTCTAAATCAAGGTCAACGTGCATCTCTAATAATTTATAGCGGTCATCTGTAGTTGCTCTAAACCCTAACTTCTCTGCAATTTTCTTTTCTACCTCATCCATCGTATTAACCGGTTCACCCAAGTCAACGTCTCGGTAAAAACCTTCATGGATCAAGCGATTGATATCGTTCTCTGTCTTACGCATGACGTGCGTAACGCGCTCTGCTGACTCTAAGCTAGAAGAACCATAGGGGACAACAACATCTTCTGCTGGGCAGAACATAGCTACCTGACGACAAAGATAAGCATCGTAATAAACTTTTTTAAACGCATTGCCTGCTAAACCCAAACCCCATAAAAGGCGCTCATGCTCGGGTCTGTACTCAGACATTACATCCATTAATTGGAAGTTCATATCTTCTTGAACACGTTCCGCCGCAGCTTTACTTTCTGGGGTTTCTTTGCCAACAACATGAGTCTTAACTGGTCCCATTGCAGGAAACGTAGCCATCATTGTTTCGGCTTGGAATTTAACTAGTGCTTCTGATAGGAGTGGATGGTAAACCCCACAAGCGCCTTCCCACGGTTCACTACGTTCTTCAATTTTAAGACCCAGGAGTTCTAAGCCATCCACATATGTTTGTATCCAGTCTTTACGAGCTGAGACATCATTATCATAGTCTTCTACAAGAGTTGACGCCAAACTTGCTAATTTAGAATCACTCATTTCTTCAGCAAGGTTTTTACTAAAGTCGTCTTCTTCGTCTTGTTCTATTTTTAATAGCGGCTTACCATCAATACCAATTTCTACGGACTCTGGATCTTCAATAGTAATTTCTAAAGCAGGTTCGTCTCCCATCATATCTTCGGGTAACTGACTTATCCCTAACGGAGCTTGCCCTATTGCTTTATCTATTGCCATAATCTATCCTTAATAGTACGCCGCTTTTTTGCGGTACTTGTACAAGAAATCTTCTTCTGGTTCGTCATTTGGAAGGCGAATGAATCCACCTTGTCTGAATCTTAACAGAGCTAATGTAGTAGAGTCTACCAGATCGTCGTTTAATCCGCTAGGAAAATCATTACACTCCTCAATCACTTCCTTTGCCCAGCGGTGTTCCGGCGCCCAGACGACGCCTCCCGAGAACAAATCAGAGACAGCATTAACGCGAGCGATTTTATCTTGCCCTTTGCCAGGTGTGAACTCCCCGACCGGTATACCCATACGTCTGAGCTCTTGATAGAGTGCCGCCCCATTGGACTTCTTTTCAACCATGAACGCATCTGGTTGCCATTCTTTATACTCTTCAAGAACAAGCTTTTTGAGTTCTGGAAACTCCAGTCGTTTTTTAATCGCGTTGAGGAGTATGATGTTGTAGTTGTTGACCTCTTCGTTAAAGAAGACGCCCCACGTCGTGAGCGCATTGTAGTCCGCACGGTTTGTAGCCTCCTGAGCCGCGTCTAGCGACATGATAATAAATTCACAATTTGGCGGGTCGTCTTTGTCCCATACGTTCCACCACTCCCGTTTAATCAGAGCACCTTCTTCAGACACTGGATTTTGCATGTACTGAGCATTCCAATACCTTATGTCAAGTGCTGCTTTCTTTGCTAACAACTCTTCAACAGGCCAAAACTCGGGCCAAAGGCTCTCGCCATCGTCTTTAATTGCAGGAAATTCAATGACTTCCCATTTGTCAACTTCGTCGTTGTTTTCTTGTTGTTTTACTATTTGTCCGGTTAAGTCAAGTTTACTCCATCGAGTCATGACAATAATAATAGCGCCCCCAGGCATAAGGCGTTGCAAAGGACCAGACTGAAACCACTCCCAAGCAGGTAAAAAAACTTCAGCCCGCCCAGTCTTAGCATCCTGCTCGCTATGAGGATCATCAATGATAAAAAGATCAGCACCACGTCCAGCCAAAGCACCGCCCACACCAATAGCAAAGTACTCTCCATTAAAATTTGTTCCCCAACGTGATGCCGATTTACTGTCAGCCTGTAGTTCTACCTGCGGAAAAATTGTTTTATACGGTTCTGAACCCACAAGGTTCCTAACACGGCGTCCAAAGTTAACAGCCAGATCCGCTGTATGGGAACCCATGATAATTTTCTTTTGCGGATACTTTCCAAGAAACCAGGCAGGGGCCAGATAGGAAATGAGCTCAGACTTACCGTGTCGCGGAGCAATATTAACAATGACACGTTTTTTCTTTCCTGCAGCAATTTCTTCAAAAATTTGAGCCAGTTTGAGGTGATGTGCCCCGACCTTATAGCCTGGGTATACGTGTTTAACAAAATCCAAAAAGGATATTCTTCCTCGTTCTTGGGTGAGAAATTCGTCATATTTAGCTAATAAGTCCTTTGCTTTTCGTTTAATTGCATCGGGAGTTTTAGGGTTTTTTACTAGTTGTCGCAGCTTAAATAGCTGCTCTTGAGACAGTTTTAGGGTAGTACTAGTCATTATTTTCTTTGTCTAGTAGCTCTTTTGCCTCTACATCTATGTATTTACCCTCAACTTCGTCTAAAAGAGTCATTAATTCAGTCTCAACCTCTTCCATAGTCTGAATTTTGTGGGTAATTTCGGTTCTTTTCTTGAACGCATCAACCCCATCTACCTCTCCAAGCGCCCGAAGTGCCGCAATTTTGGTTTTTACGTCCTTAGAAGCCTCTACGGAGCTTACTAAGTTGTTAACTACGTAGGTTTTTAGGTCAGAAAGCTGATCTACTATGCTTACATTCATCTGGGCTACCATGCCAGCTAGCATAGCAAGCGTTTCATTAGGGTATTTACCAAATTCTGGGCGATATTTGGGGTTTTCTGCCATTTGCACAGCTAATTCTTTAGCTTCTTTAATGTTTTCTTGCGTTGGAGCAATAGGTTGGCCCGTTAAATCAGACATTAGCTTCACTACATTAGCCCGCATGTTTAATTCTTCTTGGGGTGTGAGCTCAGGAAACGCTTCGGTAGCGTTTTTGGGAAGGGGAATGTTCTCTTCTATTTGGGGTATTAAAGCATCCATGTTCGGATTGTAAAGATTTGTCTGTTTATTGTAAAGAATTTGTTTACTTTCATGCCATCATGCCATCATGCCGCATGATTCTCGTTGTGGTGATGTATCCGGTGGCAGTTGGCGCATAGCACAATACACTTTTTAGCTTCTTTCATAGCCGCAGCAAAACAACCGTTGCTGACTAGTTTGCTAACTAGGTTTTCTTTTTTGCTGGGGTCTTTGTGATGAAAGTCTAGTGCTGCTGGGTGGGCGAACTCGCACTGTGTGCACTTAAGCGTGCGTTTAAATATATCCCACTTAGCTTTACCCAATGCTCTTTGTATTTTTACTGCAGCTAATACTTTTTCTTTGTTCTTTAAATAGTACTTATGGCTCTGTAGTTTGTGATACGCTTTTCTTACGTTCTCGTCTTTGTACGGCATCTTGCTGAACCTTATATTTCCAGTAGATTGCGTTTTTAAAACCCCAAGGTTGCCCCGGAGTATATATTTTAAATCCTGTGCTAATAAGAGAATTAGAGGAAGCTGGGTTATTTGTAGTGTCCGTAATTAACCAATTCCAACCCAGCTCTTTTGCTTTCCGTATTCTTACAGATATTAAACGCTTTTGTAAACCGTGCCCAGTAAAATTATCAAGTACACCTGCTCTACATAAATATCCTGTATCTGTCCATTTGATCGAGCGGACCAAACCCGCAAAGGCGACAGGCTTTCCATCCTCTGCATACGCAATCCACCAATGTCCTCGGTCTGGCTTGTACGGAGTATCCGCCGGAAGTATTTTCTTTTGTAGAAAAAGTAGTGTGGTTTGAACAGAAGGGACCCGAATGTCCACCTTCCTTACAGTAAATTTCATTCATCAGCCCCCCGTTTTGTGTAGTTTACTACACTTTTTTTAGGTAGCTGGGGTTACGTTTTATTAAAGTTTCATGCACTTTTTTTGCGTAACCCCTTGATTCTATTACTTCTTATTGCTGTAAAGGTCTTTCCAAGTATCCATTACGGTACTTAGCCAAAACTCATACGCTTGCTTAGTTTGGTTAGCTACAATTTCAAACTTATTTAATGCATCTTTATACTGCTTTTCAAAATCAAACATGGTTTTCTCCATAAGTTATGTTGCGGTGCACCAATTGTATCTTAAAATTTACAAAAATGTATATGGGGATATGCCTAATCTAAAACAGACGGGGGGTGTTCTGTATGGCGGAATCTGTGGCGTAGGACATAAAAACTACAAGGGGGTACGTCTTGGCGGTTAAAAATATATGTTTTTTTGTTTGTATATCAATAGGTTAAAGCATTAATTGAGGCGTCTGTGTTTGAGAAATTTGTGGAGTTATTCGTCTGTATTAGGGGGTATGGGGCGCGGATGGAACCAAGCTGGTAAACGGGTGTATGGGGGTGTTGTCGCGCGCCCGCAAACTTTACATATGGGGATAGGGCATGTATAACTTAAATCATGGTAAGCAATAGTGCAAACCATATGACTAACTACAAGGAGAATGTCATGCAAGACCAATTAGAAGGTACATTAGTAATAGAGATGTTAGTAGTTAATCCTGTTAACCACTTGCTAGATACTAAACATAAGTTCAAACGTATCACACTGGCACGACATCATTGCCTGACGTTTGATGAAGGGCAAGCAACACTAGCCAAGTTCAAGGAACTTAATCGGATGTCCATCAAGCCTGACTACATCAACGCTCAGTGGATTGTACGCAAGTTCTTATAACCAACAGGGGGGCGCAAGCCCCCCACTAATCAAGGAGTTTCAAATGTTTACATTCAAATCACTGATGTTCTTAATGTTCGTCAACACTGTTGCATTTTGTTTCTTTGTGGTCAACACATGGGAGCATGGCGGTCTACTGTATATCGCAGGCACTGTCGTATCAACTATCGGTATTACTTTACTAATAAGCGCAGAAGGAGAAATAGAATGAGAGTCAATATCCTACCTACTTGGACTGCTATCAATAAGCATATAGCTAGTACTAAAGATAGCACTAATGTTGCTACGCCAATCGAATGTGCTGACGGTTTCACCATGTCAGTACAGGCAAGTAAGCACCATTACTCAACGCCTCGTACTGATAACACTACAGCATATGTGCAGTATGAGGTAGGTTATCCAAGTCAGCATGAAGAGCTACTCATGCCCTTTCATGAGTGTGAAGATAGCACCGTATTCTGTTGGGTTCCTGCTGAGGTAATCATTCAAGTGATACTTAAGCATGGTGGAATGTGTAGCAATTCCTTGTAGTACTTAGCCGACCTTCGGGTCGGCTTTCTTTTTGCCTATTGATACCAGTTATTTGTCCTCGAGCGAATCAAGCGCGCGCGTTGCCTAGCTATCCACTAGGGGGTGAAACTTTACATATGGAGCGTGTGAGCGTATAACTTAATCATGGGTTAACAATGGTGTTGCCCATGCAGTACTTATTTTATAAGGAGCATTACTATGGCTACTAAAGCCCTCGCAGTACCTGCAGTAAACGATCAGATCACCTCTTTCAAAGATGGTGCGTATAAACAAGCGGTTGCTAATGACCGTATGCGTGGTGTTGCTCGCTATGTTATGGAGCAGTCAAAGGGGTTTCCCGAAACTGTACCCGACGAAGTCAAAGAGCAGTTGTATGACGGCTATCGTTTACGCTTTAACGAAGTGAACAAAGCCGAACGCTACGCGATTGTTAACGATCACTATTTATTGATCGACGGCTCAAACCCTGCTCTCGAAGATGAGCGTGAAAAGGTGGTTGTTGGTGTTGACTACGCTTTCAGTTTCAGTCAACAACAGTACGGTAAGTTGAAAAACGAAAATCCGTACCTACACGCAATCATCAAGTCATGGCGCGACAAGGTGAACACCTACTGCTCTAACCGCTTAGGCGATCTAAAGCGCCAAGCCCGTACTATCCTGAACGAGGGTAAAACGAAAGAGCGTGGCGCTACGCTAGACTTTAATCAACGCGTGGTTGAAGTGTTCAAGGGCGATCAAGGTTTGATCGTGAAGTGCAAGAACGCTAAGTCTCGTGGTGATGAGACCGCGAACGAGGCGAAGTTGAAGTTAGCCGTTGACGCTTTTATGGTTCAATGGAATAAGTAACAGATTGGGGAGGGCTTCGGCTCTCCCCTTTTTTTCGCCCTGCGATTTTGAAACCAGTTATTTGTCCTCGAGCGCACCGAGCGAGCGCATTGTTTAAGAGTCCACTAGGTCATGGAACTTTACATAAGGGGGTCTGTCGTGTAGAACTGTAGTTAATGACAGAATGGTCTGTCAGATATAGGAGATGATTATCAAAAAATCATTCACGTCCGAAATCACTAGCTTGAAGGACGCAAGCTATCAAGGCTGTATCAGTTCTGAACGTGGTATTAATATCGGTCAGTTTATCTACAATAAATGCCCGTCGTTTTTAGATGCCATTCCTGATGAAATCAAAGTAGAGATTGAGTCGGGTCAGATGTTACGTTTTAATGAGCTAAATCCTCCCCAGTACTACAGTGCTGATTGGATCCCAGTATCAGAAGATACTGATGGCGCATTTAAGGTTGATATCAACGTCGTGATGTCCTACTCTTCTCAAGAGTTTGGTAAATGGCGTAACGAAGATCCCGTCAAGCATGGTATTCATAAGGGATGGCGGGATGACTGGTCCGATTACAAATCCAACCGTATGAAGGATCTTAAACGATACGTTAAGCAATACAAGGATAAGCTGGACGGTAAGACTCATGACCGTGCGCCTACCAAAGATTTTGCTGTTTGGTTGGCTGAAACAGTAGACACTATCAAAACCCGTGCTAAGACAGCTAAGGGCAGGGGAGATAGTACAGTAGATGATGCTGTAATCAGTGCGATTGTAAAAGCTATCAAGTAAGATAGTTCTAAGGGATGGGGCTTAATTGCCCTGTCCCTTTTTTTGCGCCTAGCGATTTTGAAGCCAGTTATTTGTTCTCGAGCGCGTGCGCGAACGCCTTGCCTTTGCCAGCACAAGGTCGCTATTTAGCTTTCCACGGTCTAGTGGAATTTGGCTATGCATCATTTAGAATTCTAAGAAATGATAGGTTACGTGGCTCAGACACAGCAGGCCCAATGCAAAATCAAAAATTCCAAAAACCTATTCAGAACTTTTTTACCTAGTTGGAATTTTTTTCGCTTGTAAGACATTGATCTATAAGGACATTTCTAAAAAATTCCAAAATTCCAAGTTTTTTTAGGAGGGGGCAGGGTAAATTGGAAATATTTAGCAAGCAAAGACTTTGCCCAGCCAGTGCAAAAAACGACTACAAGGTACCGCCCTCTATTTTATTTACTGGAATTTTGGAATTTTTTATATATTTATATATATCTTACTACTACTACTAGTAGATAACATAAGGCTTCCAGCCCGATTTTACCTCGTCTAAAAAAATTCCAAATCGGTTTTTGAACTTGGAATTTTACTGGAATTTTTCAACCGAACTTGGAATTTTTTGGTTCTTGTCTCGTATAAAAAAGTCATATAAGAGCTTGATTAATAAGTAAAGTTGTGGTATACTAATAATGTTGATGGGCGACATTTCACGAAGCAACCCGAACCCAGCAACGCTATTTAGCTTTCCACGATGTAGTGGAATTTACAACTCTAATGAAGGAGAAGGACATGGGCAAACTAAAGCAAGCAATGATTCAATTCAATGAGGAGAGGAGCAAACGAAGTGCTGGCAGTAAAACCTTCCAAAACCTTGATCCACGACTAAGTGGAATGGAAGATAGCGACGAAGAGTGGGCGATCCACGAAGCGGAGTTCAACGACTGGCTCGACAAGTATGAGCAGTCATTCGGCGATGAGAAAGGATACTTACCATGAGCAATAAAACTTTTGAGCAACAACTAGACGAGGATATGCAGGACATTATTCATTGCGTTACTGCACCTCCAGCTATCAACGACACCGAAGAGGAATGGGAGCGCATCAACAATCTAAGTATTGCGTTACAAGGTTGGCAACATAAGTATGGCGAAGATTTAATCCTAGAGATAGAAGGTGTCTTGGGTGACATGGCTCGCCACTTGGTAGAAAACTGTGGATATTGTGAGTTCGACCATGATTGATGAAACTTTTACCCCACAGTGTAAGCTATGCGGAGATGTGTACGACGCTGGGCGACTGAAGCTAGGCTATGCGATTTGTTGTCCATGTGGTGATGACCTCGCAAAGAGTAGGAAGTTCACAGTCGTACCCATGAACAAAAGCAATTACATGATGGTGTCGGACATGACTATTCTCAAGCAACTCAACCCCAAGAGGACAACGTGAAAGTAATCAAACTCTATCGCAAACCTGACAAACCCGAGTACTACAAGCTAGTGCGTGGCGATACCCATGCCATATTGGTTAACTACCCGATAGATAAACCTAATCGTAAGCGTGAGGCTAGGTGGCTCTACCGTGATGAAATCTATGTGGACTGGGTACGCACGTTTACAGGCGAAGAGTGAAATAAAAAACTCATACCCCACTATTGATTTATATGTAAAGTTGTGGTATACTTATGAAACTGGAGGAAGGAACATCATGGATAACTTTTTTGGTAAGTGTTTAGTAATAGTCGCATTGTTTTATTTAGCTATCCACGTCGTCGTGGATTTTGGATTTTTCGAGCATCTTTTATTTTTGAAGTAAATCAACCAAGGAGAAGTATATGAATATGGAATTAACCAAACCCGATCATCTGATCTCGCTTGCATCGTCGGCGGTGTTAGTCAGCGTAGACATAAGCGTGTGGTCAGCCACCAAGCAAGACAGGGGCATCAGCGATGAAGTTACTACGGCAAAGAACGCTGACAAGTCGGCGGGCAGGTATGTTAAGAATCTGTTAGCTAACCATCCCAAGCATAAGGCGGTGGTGAATTATCGGCAGACCATCTATAACTGGCTTCAGCGTCGGACTTACAAATGGAATCAATCGCAACAATTATTACCTAGCGTTGACGTACCCAAGTTCAAGCAAGAGTATCACGAACACGAATTAGCTTTCCACTCTCTCGTGGATTCATTAACAACGGACTACGATTCAATCGTGTCGGACATGGCTTTCAAGCAAGGCACTATGTTCAATCGTGCGGACTACCCAACTAAAGAACAAGTGGCGAGCAAGTTCAGCTTGAACCTTTATGTGTCCGAAGTTCCGATGAACGACTTTCGTTGTGGCATAGCGCAGGATATCGCTGATGATTTGTTTACAACATACACAAAGCAATCGCACGGCATTATAGATTCGATTGCACAAGAACAGTCAGAGAGATTGGTCGAGGTGATGGAGTCCATTAGCCACTGTTGTGGTGTAGATGAGTCAGAGGTCAATGGCGAGTTGCGTACCAAGCGTCGCAAAATCTACGAAGGTACGATTCAGAAAGCAAGAGATTACATCGAAAGTTTTAAGCGATTCAATCTTAAGAATGATTCAGGATTGGAGCAAGCTCGCCTGTCGTTGGAGAAAGTATTAGATGGTGTCAAAGCAGAAGATATCCGTGATTCCGATGCGGTGCGCCATCATGTGAAGGAAGGGATAGACGATATCTTGAGCAAGTTCGGTAGTTTCAGTTCCATGCAGTAATGACAATCTAAACAAGGAGAAGCAAATGTCTAAAATCAATTTCAATTCCACAGTAACTATTAACGAGTTGCGTAAAACCATTCCCCTAATAGGTTCAGAAATCACACCAATCATAGTGAGCGAGCCGGGTTGTGGCAAGACTTCGATCTTATCTATGATTGAGGAAGACTTCGGTGACAAGTACGATTACATTTATGTGGACTGCCCAGTCAAGGATATGTCCGACGTAGGTATGACTATTCCAAACCATGCTACGCAGTCGCTTGAGTATTATGTTTCATCTCTCTTCAAACTTGACTCTCCTAAGCCAAAGGTTATCTTGCTCGACGAGTTCATGAAGTCACCAAAGCTATTGCAAGTTATCTTTACCCGTCTGATGTTGGAGAGAATGGTCGGCGACAAAGCGTTGCCCAAAGGTAGTATCGTTTTCGGCACGTCAAACAATGCAAGCGATGGGGTGGGCGATACGATGTTGGCTCATGCTGGTAATCGTGTATGTATTATGGAGATGGCAAAGCCAAGCGTTAATGAATGGCTAGAGTGGTCATCAGCTAGGGGTGTTTCTCGTGTTGTTCGTGCGTTCGTAGCTATGTTCCCTCGGACATTGGCAAGCTATCGTACTGGAGATCAAGATGATAACCCATACATTTTCAACCCTAAGAAAACTAATCTTTCTTTCTGTTCGCCCCGTTCATTAGCTAAGTGCGATGTGATTGTGAAGAATCGAGATACATTGGGTGATAACGCAACGATGGTCGCATTGGCTGGCACTATCGGTGCTAGTGGCGCTGGTGATATGTCAGCGTTTCTATCGTTGGAGAAAACTCTAGTGGATGTAAAAGATATCATCAAAGATCCAGACGGAATAAAAGTTCCCGAAGAGATATCAGCGCAGTTAATGATTATGTTTCAAGCAGTAGACACTATTGATACGCAAGACGAACTAACCAAGTTCATGAAGTTTGTTAATAAAATTCCTAGTTCAGAGGTGCAAGCGGTGTTCTTTACTATGATGATGCGTAACACCAAGGCGATGAAACTTGCCCGACACAATTTGCAGATTGCAGACTGGGCTAAGAATAATCACGAGTTGTTCTAATTAACTTTCCATTGAAGGGTGGATAACTATGTACGCAATCGCACTATATCTTTGGACTCTAATAGCTTTTGCATTGGGGATCATGGTTGGTTTTTTAATCTGTTTAATAAAGGAGAAGTAAATGGAAATAAGTAATAGCGAAACATTTTTAATTGTATGGGCGGTGACTATGACTGTCTTGTACTTTTTTAAACGTAATCAGTATCAGGAATTTATAGGTCTTACTATCTATAAACTAAAGCGTGTGGTCGACGGAACATCTAAGATTGTTATTACCGAAGACCATGTAGAAATCATTGATATCAAGGAGTAATCATGGAAGTGAAAAACAAACAAGAAGTACGCTTGAAAAAAGCCCACGTAACATTGATGAAGCACCATGAGACTGCGTTGTATAGCGGTGTAATGCTGATGGGTAAGTCAGAGGTGAGTGAGAATATGTTTACGGCATACACCGACGGTGTGAACAAGAAGTATTCTCGCCCATTCTTAGAAACTATTTTATCCGAACCCAAGTTGCGTGGTCTGGTCTTGCATGAGAATCTTCATGTGGCATTGAAACAAATCCCTCGTGGTAAGGATATGTGGAAGGAAGATAGCAAGGTTGCAAACATGGCGGCGGATTTTGTAGTCAATGACATCATCGCTAACATCAAGGGAAAGGTCGCTGGTGGTAATGAGCAGTTGGTCGAGTTGCCTGATGGTGCGTTGTATGATCCGTTCTTTCACAACTGGAATATGCGTGAGGTCTATAACTATATCCGTAAGGAAAATCCTCAACGACAAAAACCTAAAGGTAGCTCATCTGGCTCAGGCAAAGACGAAGGAAACGGCGTGGGTGATGACGAGCAAGGTAGCGATCCATCATCGGGTGGAAAGCAAAATAGCGACGACGTAATCAAAGCCAACGGCAAAGACTATGACATGGGTGGCGATGGATTCGACGAGCATGACTGGGAGAACATCAGCCCCGAAGATGTTAAAGACTTGAATGACAAGATTGACAGAGCGTTGCGTGAAGGCGGTATGCTTGCTGGTCGTATGGGTGGGAAACTTCCTAGAGCAATCAGCGACTTGCTTGAACCTAAGATAGATTGGCGAGATGCGTTGCGTGACTTTGTGTCATCTACCATGAAAGGCAAAGATGAGTTTACTTGGCGCAAGATGAACAAGCGTCACATGGCGAATGATATTTATATGCCAAGCATGGAGAACGAAACTATCGGCGAGGTCATCGTGGCTATTGATACGTCGGGGTCTATCGGTGGTGTAGAACTTACGGAGTTTGCAACAGAACTGGCATCCATCTGTGACTTAGTGTCGCCTGATGTAGTAAGAGTTATATGGTGGGATGCCGAAGTGCATGGCGAACAAGTCTTTAAGCCTGACCAATATCAATCCATTGCATCGCTACTAAAACCATTAGGCGGTGGCGGTACTCACGTCTCATGTGTAGCGAAATACATCAAGGAGAAGAAACTTAGCGCAGAGTGCGTCATCGTGTTTACCGACGGGTATGTAGAGAATGACATTGTGTGGGATATCGTTCCACCTACCCTGTGGATGATTACTCAGAACAAGAGCTTGGAAGTTCCATGTGGCAAGAAAGTTATATTTGATAAGGACTAATCATGCCGAAATATGATGAAGCAGATGACGAGTGGTATCACACCGATAGGCATAGCACTTACTTTAATCAAGACTTAACGAGAGCAACCATAGAGTCTCATGGGGATAAAGCGCATTTGTATGCGTTAGAAAGATTCTTGGAGTTTGAAAAGCATGGCGACGACTTAGGTATGAATATGTGGCGAAATGTATTAAATGATTTAGACGAACTTAACAAAGGAGAAGCAGAATGATTGGACTATCTTGGAATAGACTTACTGGAATTACTGAAACTCAAAAGCCGTATAGGGGTACTACTAATCGGTATCCTATCGGTAAAAGAACTCATAACAGAAAAGACTTTGTTGTCGAGGAACGTAACGGCGAAAAGGTTTATGTTGTTAGATATGGTTACACTTATCTTGAACGGTATCATACCGAGGCAGAGTACAAAGCAAATCCATCAAGCATACACCATCGCCAATGGGATACTGACCCGACAACAATGTATTGCAGTTACCTTAGCATACCAAATGAGTTGGGCATAGTTCGCTCTGATAATACTTTTGAGTTTACTGCTAAGAACTATGGGCAAGGAGATAATCAGATCATGAGTAGCTGGACTCAAGGTTACTTCTTTAGGAGTTCACGTCATGGTGGAATGATATATAGAAGTTCTGACGTGTTCCACCCAATCTTTAAAGGCATGCGTATCGAGTGCGACACCATGTTACCAGCAAAAGGTAGCGAGTATAGAATTATCGGCAAGCGTGTTAGCCGTAAGCAAGGTAAAGAGTTTCTTAAGCGATACCAAGACTTTTATACGATTAACGAGGTGATGTTGAAGTCTATGGACTGGAAGGGCTTTGTGGAAGTGGCAATAGAAGTAGGTTTTAAATGCGGGGCTGACTTTAAAGAAGATTGGTACTTGAATCAAACGGCAAAGTTAAATCTTATCGAGTTTGCTGATAAGAATTTAAACGAAGCGCCACTTGATAGTTGTGTAGCCTATGCGTTAGCGCATGACCTAAGCCATTTGTACGCTAAGATAAGAACCACCCTCAATCCCCAACAAGCTACTTATTATGGACAAGGAGAACTAGAACTAGCGGACTTGTTCTGTAACATCAAGCGCAAGCTAAACAAAGAGTTGTATAAAGCTAACCCATCGGTAATGAAACTTGTAGAACATACACCCAATACGTATTATCCACCATCAGAGTGGGGTGTAGAGATTTATGTCGGTGATAAAGAAGTCGAACAATACTAAGGAGAAGTAAATGAATAAATATATCGTAGAAGGTTTTGAGACCGAAGAACTAACATCATACATAGAAAAGTCTCCATGCAAAAGATTCATACAGGAATTGAATTTTAAGTTTGGACTAAAAGTTCTTAGTGTTGATACTAGACCTTTGGCTGGCATCGCCGAACAGTTTTTACTTACTGAGTCTAGCGGTGCGTTTGTCATTGCCAAGATTTTTCTTGAAAAGGATGGTGAGAACATCATTTATAACTATCGTTCACCATACTATCGTAAAGAGCGCGGATCTGGCTCGGCTGACAGAGAAACACTTCACAGTAAAAAACTATCAACATTGATGGCGACTTTGAAACGCAATGAGGTCGTTCCACCCCTTGATGGAATGATAAAAATGCGCCATGAGGATTGTTTTAGAACTGCGGTGCAAGGACTTTCAAGTCATCACGGAAATATTAGTAAGCGTGTCTCACTAGAAAGCGATGAAATTCATTCTTTATTGCGACAAGTTTTTAGAGGAGAAAATGCTCACCAAATAACATTAAATAAATGTAAAGAAATACTTGACAAGTACGACGAAATAGATAAAATAAAAGACGTAAGAGATAAAGATATTGCTCGCTTTTTTGACAATGGATTTTATGCAATAGGCGCAGACTCCTTTAATCACTTGGTTGTAGGGGTTTTGAAGAAGAATGATAAAGACAGAAAGTTCGACGTTGTTAAACCTTTTAAACGAATTAAAGACCTATCAGAGTATGAGGATATTCAGCCAATTATGTTGATGTTAAAAGTGTTCAGCCAAAACAAATATGAAGGCAAGAAACTATATGGTAGTTACCTTCCACAAGAGAATGACTACTTGCCTGATCTCGACGTTATACTTGCGTGTGTCCGTGGTACGGATGAATATAACTTAACTTGGGCGATGTTCCCATGCTAGAAAAACTAAGCCCGATAGTGCATCAATATAATTGGGACTTGTATCGTGTGCCGTTGCGTAAGGTAGGAAATAAATACACGATATATGTTGGCGATAATTTTACTCGTGAGTTTGATGAGCAGACGTTGCCCGATGAAATTAAAACCAAGATGGCTATGATCTTGTCAAGACCACAACAGATACTCCAAGACCATGAGTTGACTAGCCTGATGTTGATGACTACATTGAAAGATGAAGAACTAATAGAAATTGGGTGGCAAACAAGCGATAGTTATTTTGTCATAGTGTTGCCGTACCCATCGTTAATGAAACTTAGAGGAGAAGAGTGATGGCACAAACCCCCGAAGGAAAAGTTAAAGACAAGGTTAAGAAGATACTCAAAGAGAAAGAAATCTATTATGTCATGCCAGCCACAGGCGGTTACGGCAGTAGCGGTGCGCCTGATTTTTTAGTATGTCATAAAGGAAAGTTCTATGGGATAGAATGTAAAGCCAACAACGGACAGGTTACTGCATTGCAACAAGACAATCTCAACAGGATAGAGGATAGTGGGGGTACTGCTTTTGTAGTGAATGAGCATACTGTTAATCAATACATGGAGTTATATTTCATATGAGTATAAGAACCTTTCGTAAGTTAAGAGCAATAGACAATGAAATAAAACAGGAACATAAACAAGATATGGCTATTGATCGTAATTCCAAATTTGTTTGGACTGCTGGCGCAGATGTAATGAAGACCTTTAAAAAGTTTGGGTTTATTCCGCCTAGTGAGTATCGTAATGACTATTTGTTTAAAAAGAATCGTGAGATAAAAGATGAATGAACAAGACCTAAGAGATTGTTTTGCGATGTTTGCATTAAACGGAATCATTGCTAGAGGTGGTTTGCATCCCGAGCTTATGCCCGAAGATTGCATTGCAAGACGGTCATATGAAATAGCAGACGCAATGATAGAGGCTCGCAAGCACGAAACCGAAGAAGGTATTTTGGCAGTCAAACGTAGTTCAACTAAAAGGAGAAGTAAAAATGGCTAAACTTAAATTTGCAGAAACTAGGTATGGACAAAGACTATTAAATAGCGTTCCACGTAAGCGTGGAAGACCACCTAAGGAAGTAGTAACGGACAACGTCAACAGCCCAGCGCATTACAAAGCTGGTGGCATTGAGACGATTGATTTTATTGAGGCTAAACACTTAGGGTATAACCTAGGCAACGTTGTTAAATATATTTCTAGGGCAGACTATAAGGGAAAAAACTTAGAAGACTTAAAGAAAGCTGAGTGGTATCTCAAGCGTGAGATTGCTATACTAGAAAAACAGTAACCTTTAGGGAGTTAGGCTTAGGCTTTGCTCCCTATTTTTGTATCTATTGAATTTGTTATTTAAGGATTTAAGTGCAACTAATTACACTAGATTTTGAGACCTACTATGCTCAAGACTTTTCGCTATCCAAGCTAACAACTGAGGAATACATCAGGGATAGAAGATTTGAAGTCATCGGTGTTGGTGTTAAGATCGACGACGGTATCACGCAATGGTTTTCTGGCTCACACCTTGAAACTCAAAAATACCTTTCCACCCTACCGTGGAATGATTCCGCTTTACTTTGCCATAACACTATGTTTGACGGGGCTATCCTAGCGTGGCGGTTTGGTATCAAGCCCAAGTTATATCTCGATACACTTTGCATGGGTAGAGCGACTAATGGGGTAGACGTGGGTGGCTCTTTAGCATACCTATCTGAGCGTTACAAACTAGGCACGAAGGGTACGGAAGTCGTTGAGGCTAAAGGAAAGAATATAACTGGCTTCACAAATAGCGAGCTTGCCCAGTACGGCGAATATTGCAAAAACGATGTAGAACTAACTTATAAGCTTTTCCAAGTATTGTCGAGCGCGTTTCCACAAGAAGAGTTACAACTGATTGATTTAACTTTGCGGATGTTTATTAATCCAATTTTAGAGGTTGATGATGCCCTACTAAATGACCGGTTAGAAGAGCTAAAACACGAGAAATTACAGTTATTAGGGACATTAAAAGAAAAATTACAATGCGAAAACGAAGAGGCGGTTCGCAAAAAACTAGCTAGTAATAAACAATTCGCTACGGTGCTGGAAGAATTTGGTGTTGAAGTACCTATGAAAGAAAGTAAGACTACTGGCAAGCAAACCTACGCTTTGGCAAAAAACGATGTAGGGTTCATAGCGTTGACTGAACACGAAAACCCATTTATTCAACAACTCGCTGCGGTGCGTTTGGGTACAAAATCAACTATTGAGGAAAGTAGAATTGAAAGATTCATTGACGTTGGGTCTCGTAATAGAGGAAGATTGCCCATCCCACTTAAATACTACGGGGCACACACGGGTCGTTGGGCGGGGTCGGACAAGGTCAACTTCCAAAATCTCCCGTCCCGTGACGCTAAGAAAAAAACTCTTAAGCAAGCGGTGGTTGCCCCAGAGGGATATACGGTTATCAATTGCGACTCGTCTCAGATTGAGGCAAGAGTTCTCGCTTGGCTTTCGGGTCAGACCGACTTGGTTGAAGAGTTCCAATTGGGAGATGATGTTTACTCCATCTTTGCGTCGAAAATATATGATAGACCCATCACCAAAAAAGACTCTGTTGAAAGGTTCGTGGGTAAAACCTGCATACTCGGTCTCGGATATGGTACTGGCGCATTAAAGTTACAGCACACACTGAAAACATCGCCGCCAGGCGCTGACCTTACTAAAGAGAAGTGTGACGAAATAGTAAAATTGTACAGAGATACTAATGATATGATTGTAAAACTATGGAGAGAAGGCGACAAGGCATTAAAGATTATGGCTGATTGGCAACCCGAACAAAAACCTTTTTATTATGGTAAAAATAAATGTGTAAAAGTGTATAGCGATGGTATACAGTTACCAAACGGTTTATACATACGTTACCCAGAACTTCAACTCAATACAGATGAAACTACTAGCGGATACCAATATAAGTCACGAAAGGGCCCCGTGTCTCTATGGGGCGGATCAGTGGTAGAGAACGTAGTTCAAGCTCTTGCACGGATTGTCGTGGGCGAACAAATGATTAAACTTACTGAGCGTTATCGCCCCGTGCTGACAGTTCACGATGCGGCGGTGTGCGTAGTTCCCGATGATGAGGTAGATGAGGCTTGTGCATGGATTGTCGAGGTTATGTCCAGCCCACCTGATTGGGCTAAGGGTTTACCAGTAGCATGTGAAGCGCAGTATGGTCGCAATTACGGAGATATGAAAGAGTGGAAATGAACAATGAACCAGTAGCGTGGATGTATGAGAAATCTAATGGAGCATCGAAGTTATCTTTTGTTAAAGAGAAAATGCTTTGGGAAGATATGACTGAAACTCCACTCTACACCCATCCAAAAAAAGATTTAGCCAATGCCCTAACAGACAAAGAAATAACTGATTTATGGTGCGAAGTCTATGACTTTAAAGGATATGACTGTTTAACAAAACTTGATTATAAATTTTGCAGAGAAATAATTAGAAAGGCACAAGAGAAATGAACGCAAATGAACTAGCTGACCTATTAGAAGTAGATAGCTGGTACAAGCTGGTAACTAGAGAAGAAATAGCCACCATGCTACGACAGCAACAAGCTGAAATAGAAGCGTTGAAAACTGAGTTAAGGCTAATTGATGAATTAGTAACTGGAAAGGTACAAGAGAAATGACAACTTTTACTACCGAAGATAGGATTAAGGCGATGATAGAACTAGAACGTGAACTAGGCTTAGAACCGATTCCGTTTGCTGGTATGGTAGATATTTCTGAAACCGATAACGGTAACATGACGCAAGAAGAAATAGCCAAAGCATTGGGTGTTAGTCGTCAAACTGTGCGAAATATAGAAGAAAGTGCGTTCAAAAAAATTCGACGAGCCTTGTTTGAAAAAGGTTTTAATAAAGATGATTTGGTATAATAGGTAAATATGAATTTTACATGGTCATTCTCCGCCCTTAAAGAATACGTTAACTGCCCTCGTCAGTATCATGAGTTAAAGGTATTAAAACGTTTTGAAAAGAAAGCTACCGAGCAGATGCTCTACGGTACAGTTGTGCATAAAGCATGCGAAGATTATGTGGCTGAGGGTAAACCCTTAGCTAAGAACTACTTACGTTTCCAACCCGTATTAGATTCTTTAGTGGCAATTCCGGGAACTAAATACCCTGAGTATGAGATGGCATTAGATAGAGATAAGCAACCATGCGGGTTTACAGACGATAATCGCTGGGTGCGGGGTATTGTAGACTTACTTATTGTGGACAACGACCATGCTTTTATTGTAGATTATAAGACTGGGTCTAATCGCTATCCTGACCCAAAACAGTTAAAATTGATGGCGCTGATGGCGTTTGCCCACTTCCCCAAAGTAAAGATTATTAAGGCTGGATTGTTGTTTGTGATGCATGAAAGTTTTATGGAAGAGGAATATACAAGAGATCAGATTCCTAAGCTATGGAATTATTTTAGTACAGACCTTGAAAGATTAAACATTTCATACGAAAATAATATATGGAATCCAAACCCAACCCCTTTATGTGGATGGTGCCCCGTTAAAACATGTGAGTTTCACAAGGAAAGATAATGAATATTTCAGTAAAAATTACTAAGGAAAACAAAGATGGTTCAGCTGACGCTATTGTTCGATTCGATAAAGACGGACTCGAAACGCTTGTACAGTGGGGGCTTATCAGTATGCTTAAAGAAGCCATTAATGAATACGCCACTGCCGAACAAATTGCTAGCAGAACTAATGTTGTCTCTACTAAAACAAGAAAGCCAGCAACCAAAAAGCCTGTGGCGAAAAAGAAAAAGGATTAATCATGCCTTACGTTAACAAACCAAGACCTTATGAAAAAGAATACCAACAGGAGAAAAGCCGTGGTGAACATGAACGTCGTATGGAGCGTCAAAGAGCTAGGCGGTCGCTTGATAAAAAATTACCCGACGGCAACGGAAATGGTAAAGCAGATGCAAGAGAAGGAAAAGATGTTGCACACGTTAAAGCCCTTGACAAAGGCGGTAGTAATAAAGATGGATTGCGTATCCAAAGCGCCGCTAAAAACCGTAGCTTTAAGCGAGATTCAAAAGGTAATTTAGTATCAGAAACAAGTAAAAAAGAACGCAAGAAATAGTGGGTGGTAGTACGTTACCGTTAGGTATGAGTGGGTAACAAGAGGCTTATACTTTTCCTCTGGGTGAAGATCCTAAACCGTATCAGTAGGGCGGTGTTTGTGAAGGCTAGCTCATATAACTAGCGCTTCTCCTTGGCATGATAGGCTCGACCGACTAACCCCCGTAAGGGGTTACGTTAATATTTAGTTAAAGGACAGTTGTGAATATAGTTGAAGATCAGGCGGTGCGATTTAAAATCGAATCGTCAAAAGTAAATTTGATAACGGATTATTTAGAAAGAAGCCAAGTCTTAGAAGACAACGGCAAAGAGGCTGATGTATTGGTCTACTGGGGCATTGAAGAAATGCAAAGACTAGTAAAAGTGTGTGGTGATAAAGTTCCTTCACCGATACAACGCGATTACAAGTGGCCCGGAATGTACACACCTTTCAAACATCAAGAAACCACGGCTGCGTTTTTATCCCTACAAGATAGGGCTTTCTGCTTTAACGAGGCTGGCACAGGCAAGACTTCCTCAGTTATATGGGCTGCCGACTATTTAATGTCTCAGGGTTTAATAAAACGCGTTCTAATCATTTGCCCCCTATCTATTATGTACTCGGCATGGCAAGCTGATATCTTTAAGACATCTATGCACAGAAGCGTAGCGGTAGCCTACGGCGATGCGGAGAAACGCAAAAAAATAATTAACGGAGTGTATGAGTTTGTTATCATAAATTACGATGGTGTAAGTATTGTCGCGGATGAAATAAATAAGTTAGGGTTTGACCTAATTGTGGTTGACGAAGCAAACGCGTATAAAACAGCTACGACTAAAAGATTTAAAACACTATCAAAAATATTGAAACCTTCTACTAAACTTTGGATGCTTACTGGAACTCCTGCTTCCCAGTCTCCCCTTGATGCATATGGCTTGGCGCGTTTGGTCTCGCCCGGAAATGTCCCTAAGTTCTTTACGGCTTGGCGTGATAAAGTCATGCACCAAGTATCACGGTTTAAATATGTGCCCAAGCCTACGTCAAGGCATGATGTGTTTAACGCGTTGCAACCTGCAATACGCTTTGAGAAGGCTCAGTGTTTGGATTTACCTAGCGTTATGTATCAGACCCGTGAGATACCACTAACACCTCAAGTCAACAGATACTACGCTGGCATTAAAAGTCAGATGCTTATTGAAGCGGCAGGGGAAAAGATTAGTGCGGTCAATGCGGCGGCAAAATTAACAAAGCTATTACAGATTTCGGGAGGGGCGGTCTACACTGACACCCGCGAAGTTGTGGAGTTTGATGTATCACCACGATTAAATGCCCTAATGGAAGTACTGGATGAAACGGAACATAAGGTTATTGTATTTGTTCCTTATCGCCATACGATTACTTTAGTTTCTAAACATTTAACTGAACAAGGAGTGAGTAATGAAATCATTAGCGGAGATGTAGGAGCTAAAGAACGCGGCGACTTAATTAACCGTTTTCAAAATTCAGAATTTCCACGAGTTCTTATTATTCAGCCACAAGCTGCATCGCATGGTGTGACTCTAACTGCCGCCAATACAGTAGTATTTTGGTCTCCAGTCATGAGTGTGGAAACATATCTACAATGCATAGCCCGTATAGATCGTGTCGGGCAAGTAAATAGCATGACCGTTGTGCATCTACAAGGTTCAGAAGTAGAACGCAAGATGTATGAGATGTTACGAGGGAAAGTTGCTAGCCACGAAAAGCTGGTTGATTTGTACAAACAAGAGTTAGGAATAAAAGATGAGTGAAGTTATAGACACAAATTTAGATGGATTAGTAAAAATATACTTGACAATAAGAAGTGAGCGTGATAGACTGGAATCTGAGTGGAAAGAAAAAGCAAGGGAAATTGAAAGTGAACTTGCCATACTATCCCAGCAGATGTTAGGAATTTGTAATGAGTCAAACGCAACAAGTATTAAAACAAATGCAGGTACGGTTATTAAGAAGTTGAATGAAAGATTTACCTTGTCGGACAGAGCAGCGTTTGATGAGTTTGTCCGTGAGCACGATGCTGTAGAGTTGTATGAGGCGCGTCTTCATCAGGGCAATTTTAAAGAATTCATTGCTGAGCATGCGGATGATGGTCTGCCGCCCGGTGTGAATGTTATGAGAGAGTTTACAATCGTAGTCCGTAAACCAACCTCAAATTAGTTTAATTAAGTTAAAGGAGTAGTGATGAGTACAGAGTTAGTTAATTTAAGTGCTATTGGCGCATTGGCAAATGTTGGCGGGTTAGATGAAGACACCTTAGCCGTAGCTGGTGGCAACCGTCAAGGCAACAAACGTTTATCTATTAAGGGTAGCGTATTCCGTAAGTATGCTGGCGGCAAAGAGATTGGTGCTATTGAAGACCGCTACATGAATGTAATCTTTGTTAAGATGGCGCACAAAGCCTCCCGTATGTTTTACGACAGGGGTTATAGAGAAGGCGAAAAAGTAAGCCCAGCTTGCTGGTCGTCTGATTCAGAGACGCCTGACCCAGAAGTAAAAACCCCAATAGCATCTAGCTGTGCAGGATGCCCTAATAGCGCAAAAGGATCTGGCGATGATGGTCGTGGCACAAAATGCAAACTATCATGGCGCACCGCAGTTGTTCTACCGAATGACCCGTCAGGTGATGTAATGCAATTAGTCCTTCCAGCTACGTCTGCTTTTGGTAAGGAAGATAGTGGTCGTTGGCCTTTCCGTCCGTACATTCAACACTTAGCGTCACACAATGTATCCGCGGGCCGTATCGTAACTAAGATGGCTTTCGATACAAAATCTCCTACACCAAAGGTATTGTTTGCTCCGGTTGGGGCAGTGCCAGATGGCGATTTGGAAATTATTGCTCGTCAAGCTAAGAGTGCTGCGGCAGAACAAGCTATTAAACTCAACGTGTTCCAGTCTGATAGTACAGGTACAGATACAGAAGAAGTAGCAGAGCCAGTCAAACGGGAGTCAAAAGCCCCTGTTGGTGAGAAGGCGGCTGATGTATCAGACGTTGTTAAAAAATGGTCTACAAAGAAGTAAGGAAATAAAATGCCACGGACGTACAGCAAAGAATTAATCATTCAAGTTAATAAGTTAAACCCTAATTATCCCGGAGTTGCTTTAGCTAAAGCATGTATAGGAGCAAATTTACCTGCCAAATACGTAGCTGTTGCGCTTAAAGTAACTCGGATGACACTTCATAGCTGGTTCCGTGGCAAACCAATTCGTTTTAAAAACCAACAACTTGTCGAAGTATTTACAGACTTAGTGGAAAGTGATACTGCTAAAGGTATTTTACCAGTTAAAAACACTGCCCAAGCTAAGACTTACTTAGAGGATATGATTGGCGAAAATATTTAGAACCTAGGGGAAACCCTAGCCTATTAACCGAGCCGAGGATATCTCGGCTTTTTAGACTCTGCGCATATGTTAAAACAATTTTATGAGAAAGCATTGCCATCGCAGGGTGTTTATTGTGTAAGCGGTATAGAACAAACAACAAAGAAAACAACGAACCGTTTTGCAGAAACACTTGAAGATGTATTTAAACTAATTGAAAAAACAAAAGGACAAAAACTTAACACATTTGTTGCATTAGGTAGCTTTGATGGATTTAGTAGGAAGGCGGAAAACTGCCTGTTTTACCGTACATTTTTTATTGACTTAGACGTTGGCGAAGGTAAGGCATATGGTGACAAAGGCGAGGCGCAAACAGCCCTATGGAAGTTCCTTGGTGAAACAGGTATGCCTAGCCCTGTGTGCATTGATAGTGGCGGTGGCATGCATGCCTATTGGATTATGGATAGGGATATACCAATTGAAGAGTACCTTCCCTATGCGCAGAAGTTCAAGGTATATGCGTTAGAAAGAATAGCTGCCGATGCGGCGGTGATGGCAGATGCGGCTCGCATTATGCGTTGCCCTGACACGCTTAACTATAAGTTTGACCCACCAGAACCTACGTCTATTATTGGTGAAGAGATTAGCGTCTATGACTGGGATGAGTTTAAATCATTTTTAGATGGTATAGAAACTGAACAGGTTAAAGACCCGTTTGCTAATGTTCGTAGGGGGTTAGACGAAGATACCCTAGCCATGAAAAAGCTAGATAACTTTGAGTGGAGATTCCAAAAGATTGCGGAACGCTCATTGGCTGGTGATGGTTGCGCTCAGATAGAACGTATTTTAGTAGAGTCCGCTACCCTAGAAGAACCGTTATGGTTTGCTGGGTTATCAGTTGCTAAGTTTTGTACTGACGGCGCTACTGCTATACATCTTATTTCAGAAGACCACCCCGGCTATAGCCACAAAGATACAGAAGAAAAAGCCAGCCGTTTTCCAGCCCCTCGCACATGCGAATGGTTTGAAGATAACTATCCAGAAAAATGCAAAGGATGCAAACACCGTGGAAAAATTAAATCTCCTATTGTTTTGGGAAAGATTCTTAAGGAAGCGACAGAAGACACCCCAATTATTGAACCAATCCCAGACGCTATCTCCAGCCTCTTTGAAAAAGCCAATGAAGAGGAACCAATTCGGAAAGAACCGAATACCCAAAAAATTCCAAAATTCCCAGATTTTTTAAAGCCATATACCCGCGGAGAGAATGGCGGTATATATTTTTATCCACCCCCAAAAACAGACAAGAAAGGCAACGTAAAGTACGAAGACCCGATTGAGATACTCTCACATATCTTATATCCAACACGCAGATTGTTTAGTCAGCTGGACGGCGAGTGTTTAACAATGAATCTAATTCTTCCTAATGATGGACTAAAGGAGTTCTTACTTCCAATGAAATCTGTCTATGCATTAGAAGAATTTAAAAAGACGCTCTCATTCCATCAGGTTATTTATAGCCCTAAACATATCAATCACATTCAAGAATATATAGTCACATGGAGTAAATACATGATTTTAGTACACAAGGCGCAACAGATGCGCATGCAGTTAGGTTGGACAGCGGCAAAGAATACCGCAGAATGGGATAAAAGAAGTTTTGTTATTGGTGAAAGCGAGATAACTTACGAGAAAGAAACAGTAGAGGCGCCTGTATCTCCGTATATCCGTGGAGTTGCAAAACACTTTAATAAGATAGGTACGTTTGAGCGTTGGCAAGAATCGGCAAATGAATTAAACCGTCCGGGATTTGAGTTACATGCTATGGCTTGCTTGGCTGGATTTGGTTCAACGCTCATGCCCTACATGTCTACACCCGGCGTTGTCATATCTCTACTAGGTCGTTCGGGTTGTGCTAAGACTGGAGCGATGTATGCTGGCATTAGTACCTTTGGAGACCCTGATGCGCTTAGCGTGTTTGAAAGTACAGACAATGGTTTGACTGGTCGTATGCTGGGTCTTAAGAACCTTATGTTTGGAGTTGACGAGATTGGTAACAAAGACCCTAAACCGTTATCTCAGTTAGTACATAACGTATCAAATGGCAAAGCTAAGATTAGGATGCAAGCGTCGGTCAATGCTGAGCGTGTGTCTGAAATGTCAGCGTCTTTAATAGCTGTGTTAACCACAAACGAATCTGTTTACAACAAGTTTGAGATTCTTAAAGGAAGCCCTGACGGAGAGGTAGCGCGTTTGATTGAGTTCTTAATTGAGCAGCCAGACGATTTAAAAGGAGCTGATGGCGCAAAGCTAGGCGTTCATATTTTTGATGCGTTTAAGCATAACTACGGGCACTCAGGACCTATGTTTATTACTGAGGTGTTGACGCTTGGTGATATCCATATTAAGAAGCGTATTGACTATTGGATTAATAGATATTTAACTGATACAGGTGGTGACTCAGCCTATCGTTTCCATCAGAACTTTGTAGCGGCAGTGTTTACAGCTGGCGAGATTGCTAACGATGCTGGAATTGTTAACTACGATTTGGAGCGTATCTACGCTAAGATTATTAAAGAGCTTAACAATATCAAGCTTAATGTGGTCAAGCTAAATTCTACGGATTACTCTGCAATATTGAATGACTTTATCTATGAGAATATGGGTAACATTCTACGCATTAAAGAAAACAAAGTTATTGATGAACCGCGCGGTAAGTTAGTAGCAAGGGTGGCAACTGATGAAGCAACCCGTATATCTAAAGAAGCGTTGAAAGAGTACTTGCTTAAGAAGAAGATTTCTCCACGAGAATTTGAGAAACACATGATGGAATCTGGAGAGATGCTAGATAAAGCTGCTAAGAAGCATTTAGAGACTGGGTGGAAAGCGACCACTACAACTAAAGCTACAAACGTTTATCTGTTTAAAAATAACATGGAACTTATAAATGTTGAATCCCACGCAGATCATTGAACCAGAATGGCTGCTACCGTTTGAAGGCATGGAGGTTGGGGAAAGTTTTTTTATCCCTACTCTCCGCCCTGCGGAGTTAATCTATTCTATAGACTGTGGGGCAAAGCGCGCTGGCAAACGCGTAAAGTCTTACGTTGCAACTAAAGAAGGCTACCTAGGGGTACGGTGTTGGCGTACCGCCTAGGGTTCTATATCAAAGTCTTTAAATATATCTACCATGTTACGTTTAATAAGATTTTGTTGAAGAGTTAAGTCTTTTAATAGTTCTGTTTTTTCTTTAGGGCTAAAATCTGATAACCTAATTCTTTTAGCTTCTTCTCTAGCCGTATTTAATGCAGGCATATTTCTGTCGTATATGGCTACTATAGCTTCTGCCATTGGGTTTTTATCTAAAAAGTCTGGGTAACTTTCTGGATCAGCTTTCTTTATACCGTTTAATTTTTCACTAAGTTCTTTAATTTGTCTTTCAACGGAAGAAAATTCTTTGTTATCTATATTAGATTTAGCGCCAACAAAAGACCCTATAAACGGTAAATCAGTTTTAGGTGAAAACTCTTTATTACCAGCGGCAAGATACCCAGCCGAAACCATCGAGTCAATAATTCTTGCTGGACCGTCAGCGTAGCTATTTGCAAGGAAATACATACTATTGGGCGACCAATCAATATACCCGTCAGTTGCTTTAAACAACGCTTTAGCAGTGATTTTGTAAGTTTCTGGTATGTTATCTCCACCCATAAAAGCGTCAGCCATACGGCGGTTAGAATCACCATATATCTGCTGCCCTAAACCATTTTTATTAACAACAAACTCAAGTATAGGCCTAATAGAGCTTGGCATAGCTGAGTCTAAAGCCCACAATGCAGGGTTATCCCTAACATCCATACGAGATACTGGAATTGGAATAAATGAATCCAAAGTAATATTAGTGGTTATATTAAACATAGCATCGCCAAATGAATGACGACCAAACCCAACAGCCGTTAATTGAGCGCCAGCCGCCGCAATTGCGCCAAGTCCAAAGCCCCAAGGAATTTGAAACGGTTGTTGGAATCCGGGAACATGGAACCTAGCAAATCTAGTCCATTGATTCATATCATCAACTAAAGTTTTATTGCGCCCTTGGTCATCGTCATCTGCCATCATCCAAGACATTACATAGAAAAGCGAACCCATTGCTGCTAATGTAGTAAACATATAACGGGCATTTTTTTGTTTTTCAGCGTAATTCTTTTTAAATGTATCTAATGCTTTTTTATCTTCAGCAATTTTTTTAGGTAAATTTTTAATAGCTCTGTCAAGACTCCAAGGAAACGCTGGAATTAAAGCTTCCATAGCACGGACAGCGCCCGTTGCAGCGGGACGGAAGAACATAAATATTGCGCCCATCCCTTTGCCATACTCACCTACTTGTTCAAAGTTAGCTAAGTTTTTAGCAAATTCAGCCGCTTTAATAGAAGCAGCTTCTTCGGACATTTTTCCTTTTTTTATGTAGTTTTGTTTAGCAATGCCGTAAGCAACGGAACGGCTAGCAATTTCAAACATATTAGTCCAGCCGTCTACAAACTTATTAAATTGATCGACGTTGCGCATTACATTGCCACGACGAAGTTCGCTTTGTAAACGTTGAAAATTAGATTTAAGAGACATACCTTCTATGTATTCAGTCATTCCACCGCGGTCTATAAACTCATACATGTCTCTAATAACAGGGTCTTTTTTGGCTAATTGTTTTAATAACGCATGGTCTTTGGAATCATATAGTTTTGCTACTCTATAAGCTTTACCTAGAACCCCTTGCGCCGCAACTTTAGTCGATACTTCTTTAATAAATCTAGCCGCTTCTCCTACGCCCATGTCAGCGCCAATAGCCCAAGCGTTGGTTAATGCGTCACGAACAAAGTTTAATGGAGCAAAGTTATAGTTATAACGAGTGTGTAATTGACCTAAGCCGCTAGTAATTTTATTAGCTAACTCAGTAACAACCCAAGTATCTTTGTAAGTGCTTCTAATAGAATTAAGAAGGCGGGGATCCATAATTTGAATAACGTCCAAACTACCATCAGGATTAAAATGGAAAAGAGTATGCTCTGTAGGCAAAGCTTTGATGGCGTCAGGCGTCCGTTCTTCAAAAGTTAAATGCTTAATCACCTCTGCTTCTATATGCCCTTGACCGTCTGGGTTATACTTACCTTTTTTAGATGCATTTTTAACTGCTAAAGTTAAGTCTCTTCTACCAGCACGACCGGCGGCTTTTACCGCGTCTGACATTGATTGTAGTAACGGATTATTAGAAACACTACTACGTCCATCCATTGAGTGTGGTACATCTTGTAGTTCTTTACCGCCAGCCATATAATCAAAATCAAAAAGCTCGTCCGTTTTATTAGGTTTAGATACACCTTTTAACGGCACATAATTTTCAAACCCGTAGAAGTCTACAAAATTACTTACTTTATCTGACCAATAATTACCTTCTTTATTAAGATCAACTGTAACTTGGTGTAATTCTTTAATAGCACCAATCATGTCGTCTAATATATCTTTATGTGGACTCTTTTCATACTTTTGTATTTTAGCTCTTGCTGCGCTAATACTTAAACCGGTGGCGTTATACAATATATAATCAGGATCAATCTGATTAGCCAACGATTCTGCCGTTGCATTTTTAATTTGGTCAGCAGTCATCCCTACAGTCGGATCAACGTTAGTTTTATTAATTATTTTTTTGCCTGTTGCGGGGTCCACTGCAATTTTACCTTTTGCATCACGTTTAAATATTAATGAATCTAACTCATATCTAAGTTGTTTAGCTTGGTCTTTACTTAAAGTTTTTTGTTTAAGTAGATCTATAATTTCTTTTCTGCGGTCAGCCGCGGTGATAGTATTATTTCTATATACTTTCTTTGTGTTATCTAGAGGCACGTTAAGAATAAACTTAACCATGTTACGCTCTTCAGTGTGCAGCGCTTCAAACACTTGGTGCAAATAGTTAAGCGATTGTTTTAAATCGAAACCAGTTGCTTTTTTAAAATCAAAAAGACTTTTATTTAACAACTCATAAGGCCCCAAAATAAACTGATTAAATTTATTTTTAGCCATACCAGACGCCAAAGTTAATTGTGTATAAAAATTGTTAATCTTTTTAGGGTCAGTGTATTCTAATACACCAGCCAGATCCATTTGGTCTTGTCTGTATTTTGCTTCGTAACGTTTATTTTGTAATGCGCGAACAATATCCCTTAACCCTTTAGAAGTAAAAAACAAGTCTTTAAAGTATTTAAGGTTTTTAGGTTGTTGTTCTGGCGGCGGGTCATACTGGGCATTATCAACATCTAATTCCGTGTCTTGCCGCAATTGTTTTTCTAAAGCATTCGGCGCGGTTTTAGAATACGATATTTCTTTACCTACTAAACCTAATTCAGCGTTTGGCAACGATATAAGTCTTGCAACGTCTTCAACAGCTTCTTTAAAAGTAGCACCAATTTTATTACCGCCAAAACCTAGCGCTGACGCTATAGACCGAGCAATCATAGTAAATCTGTTTACTGCTGAGGTAAATGATTTAAGTGGTCCTGGTATATTTCTATTTGTTCCAATTACTTCTTCTTTACCGTTTATTTCTTTAACGGTCATGTAATCAACGCCCAAAGTACCTTGGTCAAGATTTGCTACAGCTTCTTGAAATCTAGGGTTAGAATACAGTTCAGCTATAAATTCTTTAATAGTTCCAATATTAAACTTGTTACCTAATTTACTATTTACATAGCGGTAGTTATTGTTTAACCGATTAAGCGCTGCACGAGCTTCTGCCCTTTTTTCTGGTGGTAGTGATTTAATATATTCATCAGGGTTATCAACTACATGATCCATCAAGTAATGCGATATCTCATGCAAAACTGTTTCGCTTAGCGGACGTTCACCAGTGTATACCCCATTTTCACCTTTAAGCGTAATAGTGTTATCTGCAGGGTTAAATTGCCCATCACTTCCTGTAACTTCACCAAAGCTAATAGTAACCGACGTAGGCAACCCTAAGTTTTTTATTAAATTTTTAAATTGTTTAGCTATTACGCCTAATTGACCGCGTTTATCTTCTGCAACAGCATCTAAAACAGCTTCAACGGTTTTGTCTTCGTTAACCGCGGCTTCAATTTCTGTTATAAGTTTAGACTTAGCGGGAGCTTTTTTCTCAGCTGGCTTTGTTTCTTTTTTAGGTAGTATCTTTTCAGCTGCTTTATTAAATTCTTTTAGCTCTTGAGTTAATTGTTTTTCCTCAGACACTTCTTTTTCAGCCGCGGTTTTTGCAGTTTCTTCTTGTTTAGCTACTTTTGTTTTTTCAATTTCTGCTATTTCTTGTGACAATTCGTCGGCAGTTTTAGATATTTTATCCGCTCTATTTTTACGGTTATCTGCATCAGTAGTTTTTTGTTTACGACTTTCTCTTGCCACTATTTCTTCTTCAAGCGCTCTTCTAGCTACAAGTTTAACTTTAGCTGTTTGCAATGGGTCAAGAGTTTCAAGAAATTTATCTCTACGGTCAGCATGTTCTTGCCGGCTTTTACGTTCTTCTTTAACAATTTGCTTTGTGCCAACGTGTTTAATATAAATATCAGCTAATTCTTTTGGCGTTAAAAATGAAAGAGGTACACCTGCATCATATAAAGGTATGTTAGATACAAGACTTTCTATTCTTTTTTTAGTATATGTTTTACCTGTTTCTGGATCTTTTTTACCGGTTAATTCTTTAGTCATCTGCGCGCGTTTAGCTTTTTGCGCTATATTTTTTTGATTTGCTATCCGTTTAACTTCAGGGTCAACTCCAGTTTTCCTTGCGGAGGTGTCATATGAATCGTAAGCAATTTCATGCCCAGCGTGAACTAACGCAGTATTAACGTCTTTAGGAGCGTTAGCGCCATAATAATTATTAGTGTTTAGATAATCTTGTTGTTCTGGTTTACCTAAATCTTTTGCTGCTTCTTCCGTAGCTTTTTTAGTTTTAGCTTTTTGTTCTAATACTTTTTCTGGAGCTACAGCAAGCGGCTTAGCTTGGCTTGCAAGCGGTGTAACCTCACCAGCTAACTCAGCGGCAACTTCTTCTTCTACAACTGCTTGATCTTCAGCTGTGGTTTCTTCTACGGGCGGTTTTACTTGTAGTTCTTCTGCAAACTTATCTAGTAATGATTTTTCTAATGCTGCAGCTTCTGAGTTTCTTTCACCTAAGTTAAAGTTTTCTAATGGATAATCAAACCCTGCAGTGCCCGGTATATAAATAGTCCCGTCTTCAACATAAGCCTCGTCAAAGTTTACTGTGGTTGGTTCTTTAGTATCTGGATCAACGTAAGGCACTGCTGAATATCTAGTTTTAGTTGTAGCAGCTGCAGCGGCGGCGGCCTTGGCTTGGTCTGCAGCCAACGCTTCTTCATCAATTACTTCATTAGTAGGCGGTTTATTTTCTTCAACTGTAGGCGTTTTTTCTACACCAGCAAGTTCATTAATTAAGTCTTGTGGTTGATTAGTTTCCGCGCCCCATTGTTCTACAAGCTCAGGGAAGTCAGTAGTTTCTCCATCTTCTGGTAAGTTAATACCGTTTTGAGATGCCCAGTTAAAAAACGATTTGTAAGGATCTAATGTAGTACGCTCTGTTCCTTCTCCTTCTTGAGACAAGTCAGCAGGTAATGTAGTTCCTCCCACTCCTCCGGTCTCAGTGCCGGCAGTTCCAGTGGTAGAGGCAGTAGTATCTTGCTGTCCAGATATTCCAACGCTACTTCTATCTGTTTCATCGACAGTGCTAGTTGTTCCGACATTTTGGCCTCCTAATTTAGTTTCAAGGTCTTTTATCTTGGCTTCTGTTTCATCATATTTAGCCCTTCTTCTTGGATGGTCTTGCCCCGCATCCATTTTTTCTTTGCGCTCTGCGTTTTCTTTTTTAAGTTTAGCAATCTCTTCTTCAGTAGAAAGTATGTCTATTGTTTCATTAGGTTTTAATTCGTCCGTTGCAAATTGCGAAGCAGCGCCTGTTTCATCAACAACACTTTTAAGTCTATAGTCAGTATCTTCAATAGGAGCTTTTTCTTCTACCTTACCTTGCTTATCAAGCTCTTCTTGTAAAAGATCTTTTTTCAGTTGTTCGTTGCTAACACCGCCCGGTCCACGAACACCAACAGCGCCAGCAGTCAACGCGCCAAGTGCAGCATCTCTAGCGGCAGAACCAAAAACACCTTCTAATGTACCAACTTTTATACCTTCTTTTTGCAACGCTCGGTTAACAGCTAACTGTTCTTGACCGCCTTGTAAACCTTCTAATGGAGCTTCAGCAGCGGCAGCAGTTACGACGCGGGGTATTAAATTAGCGTTAAGTTTTTGTGCGGCGCCTTTTTGTAATAAGTTTTCTACACCATACCTAGCACCTACACCGCCTAGCACGGCACCACCAGCTATGTCTAGGAAGTTTGCTCCAAGATACTCTTGAGCTTTAGAAGCTTTAGCTTCAGCTTCTCTTGAACTCATTCCATTTTTTTCTAATTCTTGTTTAACGTTGTCGTATAAAGAACCTTTAACAGAACCGGCACCTTGAACAAAACCCATTAGAGTATTTATAGCTGTAAGTGTTGGACCACCTAGTTTAGCTACAGCGCCTACAACACCCGTACCAATATAAGGTACTACGGAACCTAAACCTTGCGCAAGAGATTGGATCGGGGCTTCTGTAATACCGCCCAGAAAAGTACTAATTTCTTTTACTATATCGCCAGACTTAGACGCCTCTTCTTGCAATTGCGCACGACGTTGCATTTCCGCTTTACGTTCTGGAGTGTACTGTTCTTGTAATTTATTTACTGCAGCGCCCAAAGTTTGAGATACTGGATTGTTAGCCCCAGCCACATCAGTAAATGATTTGCCAGCACCAAGAACGCTTTGTCCTAAAGCAATAGCCGTATCTTTAGCGGAAAAACCAGCCTCTCCAGTTGAAGGAGCAGCCGCCGCTTGTTTAGTCGCGGGACCTTTTAATAATGTTTCAAGAATAACGTCGTCAGATGCCCCTGCTTGCCTTGCACCTGCTACATCAAAGCCTAACTTTTGACCTAAAAAATTATTTATTTCAGCGTCACTAGCCCCAGCTCTTCTTGCGCCTTCTATGTCAAAAGGAACGTTTGCCATTTATATTGGATTCCCTTGTTTCCAAAATTGATTTAAGTCCACATTAGCGTTAGTAGGAGTCGCAGAACCACTAGGCGCAACTTTTTGATTTAAACGAGCTATTCTATTTCTAATTTCTGTTTCTCTATTATCTATATCTTTAACAGCTTTTAATTTTTCTTCAAAAGTTGTTTTTTGTTTAGCATCAAGTTTACCAGCTTCATAATCGGATTTACGAGTTGTTACATACATTTTGTTCATTTGATAAGTAGAACCAGGCTTATCTCTTTCGGTACGTATTTTATCAAGTTCACTTTCAGCCGCTTGTATGTTTTTTTCTCCGCTGTTAGCGCCTCCAGCACCTGTTGCGGCAGCTTTTGTCATACCAACATCACGGTAGGCAGCGGTCTGTTGAGCAGAAGAGTAAGCAGTTAACTCGTAACCATATCTATGCATAGCTCGGTTTGCAAGGTCTGAACGTTCTTTAAAATAATCTTTTTTAATCCCGTTCTTTTCATCGCGGTCTAACTTATCAAGTTCTGCAATGTCTTTATCAATTTGACGGCGAATTTTTGTTTCTTCTTTAATATCGCTAATAAAGTCAGGCATTTTGTTTTTAAGCGCATTTAAACCCGCAACAATAGTGTTACCGGGGGTAGCACCCCAAGCACCAAAAAACTCAGCCATGCGTAACGAAGTAATACGGCGAGCTTCGTCTTTAGCGTTAGCGCGTTCAGACATAAGCGAGGACATAGCTTTTTGATTGCCTTCATTAATACCAAACGCTGCTACTCTTTGTTCAGCGCCTCTTCGTAGTTCCTCTGGTGTTTCTTCTGCTGGAGCTGTTGGAAATTTAATGCCACCAATGTTTGGCGCTATACCTGTATTAGGTTTAATTCCAATACCCCCAGGAGCAGCGGTTGCAACGGGGGCAGTAGCAGGACCTTGTTTAGCAACATCGGCTCTACCTTTGTCATCCAATTTAACGTTAGTCGGCATTGGAGAAAGATTTGCGTTGGGGTTAGCCGTTGGAGCTGAAGCAGAACTTTTTTTACCTTCTAAAGCCGCAAAAAATTTAGATTGTTGATCTGCAGGTAACTCAGCAAAAGTTTTAATTCCGCCGTCTTTGCGTTTAGCGCCGCTTGCCGCTAAATCTTGTTGTAACTTTTGTTTGGCAATATCTTCTTCCATGCTTAACCCAGTACCAGCAAGATTTTTACGCGTCATTGCTTTAGCAGCGGCGCTATCTGGGTTCATAAACTGTGCTCTATCAGTAACGCCTTCTACATACTGAAGACTTTTAGGCATGTTTTGATTACCACCTTGTAATAAAGCAGCGTCAATTTGAGCTTGGCGTACTGCAGCTTGGTCAGCGCGTTCTATTGGGGCTTCTACAGATGGGGCAGGCGCCGCAGTTGGCGCTGGAGGAGGGCTATATGGTTTAGGTTGTTGCGTTGTAGAATTTAATAATGCGGCTTCACGATAAGCTTGACGCACCGCAGCTGGGTCTTCTTTGATTGCATCTTCAGAACCAGTAGTAAAACTCATGATTCCGCCTTTGGCAGCGTGAACTGTTTCAGCCATTTTGCGTTGGGCAAGGATCATTTTAATATCCCGTTTTTCACTTTCGCTTTCTGCTATGCCCAGTTGTCTTTGTAAAGAATCTGTAGGCATTCTGTAAAGATCAGATTTGACTTCGTCACCAGCGCTATATGACGCTATGCCGCCAGCAGCCATTTCTTTAATCTGTCCACCTTTAGCTTTAAGAGCGTTATATATAGACGCGCCTGCACCAGCCAAGCCAATACCTTGAGTAACTTGATTGGGCGCTGCCACATATTGATTAGTTGTAGCCGCTTGCATTGGAAGTCCGCGTAGCATGTTAGACATAACACCCAACTGCATAAGTGGGTACTGTTGTTGGTTAGCGTAGTCTTGCATCGCCTGATTAATAATCTGCTGTTGCTGAGCTTGTTGCTGAGCGCCTGCTTGGTTTTGAGCACCAAGAATACTTTGTTGCGAAGCAAGTTGTCCGGCACCAATATTAGCTAAACTAGCTCCAGCTTGACCAGCCATTTGATACCCTTGTAACCCCACATTTGCTACGTTGCCGGCTTGTTGCTGGGCGTTCTGGAACGCTTGGTTATAGCCCTGACCAATTGCTTGGTTCATACCCATGTTTTTATTACGTTGATTTTCAGCATCCATAATTGCGCCACGACTACCACCAAAAGCACCAGCGGCAGTAGCTTTACCTTGTTGTTGTGCGCCAGTAATGTCGTATTGACGTTGCATTTCTTGTAATTGAGGTTGCAACGCGTTTTGAAGATACGGGTTCATGTACTGCTGCATTGCACCAGGATTGGTTAATGTGTTTTGTAGATTCTGTCCTGCACCCATAGCATTCATACCAGCCATACCGGTTAAAGCTGTAGCCCCACCAAACTGTCCAGGAATCTGTAAACCAGCAATGCCTTGTTGTGCTTGTTGTTGTAGTGGGCTAAATCCTGCTATAGATTTGCTTGGGTCATAACTTGTTTGATTACCCTGTTCGTCATATGTACCACCATAAGCTTTGTATGGTTTGAAGCCAGTTATTCCCCCAGAATCGTCCATATTGAACAATTGTTTTTGGGTAGCGCCAAGCATCGTCTCAACATAGGGCTGAGCGTATTCTGGAATACTTGTTTGGTATGCTGTTGATGTTGTTTGTGTTGGCTGTCCACCGCCACCGCCGCTCTTACCCATATTTACTCCTTATAATGGCAACTCAAAAGTTACCCAGTGCTGTTTATATCCGTCATTTTGAAATACTTTAGCCCACCCCAACCTAGCAGTAGACTCAATTCCATCACATCCCATGTCTTTAGCAAACTTTTGTAGTAGCTTTAACATCGGGTCTTTCCATTCTTTTAATTCAACTCCACCACAAAAAGCCATAGTTAATAATTTACGTTTAGGGTATACCCCTATATTAGTAACAACAGCTCCTTTAATTTTACTGTCTTTAAATGCCACCCACAACTGGTAATCATGTTCTTTTATTGAGTCGTATATGTCATCACAAGTATAACGCCCATATGTATATTTAGCCGCTTTTTCCATGTACGGTTCTATTTGTTCCCAGCATGAATCAACAAACTCTCTAGGCACCATAGATACTTGAATCATTTAGGCGTATATTTATTTGGGTTTATTTTTTTACCTTGTTTTTTATTACCTGTTCTAGCGACTCTAACTTTATCCATCATTTCGTGTAATCGTTTTGCGCCAGCATCAGTAGAACCGTTACCAAGACCCGAGACAACGTCAGCAGGAACAACAAACTCACCATCAGCTAAACGTGCTGGTTGAGCGCCACCAATCGTTGCTGGAATATTGTCAGACATGCCATCACCGGGTCCTTTTAATAAACGAGGGTTTCCGCCAGCTGCATAACTACCTAAACTAGCGCCCATAATACCGCCATGCGCCGCGTTTAAAACAGAGTCATTATCTGTTTCTTGGTCAGCTTTACCGCCCGGAAGAGTAAAATTAAGTTGCCCCATTTGGCGACTTGGCGGTATATAGTTAGCACTTGTTTTTACGTCTGCTCTATTTGCTATGGCTTTGTTTCTTATCCCCGCTGCTTGCAAAGCAGATTTACTTCTAGTAGAAGGATTAGTGTCATGAAAAATACCTACATCAGGGTGCGCTGCATCTGCCGGTGGAGTATATCTAGATGAAGGATCATACATATCTAAAAATCGACTTGTTGCCCCATAAACATCTCCGCGTTGTCCATTACTAGTAGCTAAATCACCACGGTAATAACCAGCAATACCGCCTTCAGCGTAGTTGTTAACTCCAGCATATTTAGAATAATCTACATTATATGGTTGTGAATTTGGGTTATAACCTTTAAAATTAGGCGAAAGATGGTACGGATTATTAAATTGTTTTTTAGGCGCAGCGCTAAATTCTTGGCGTTTTTGGTCTAACATACCTGTAGCGCCAGCAATGCCGTAAATGCCAGCACCTGTTAAAAACGGATTATTAGATGCAAATTTGCTAATAGCTCCAAGACCTTGTTCAAACGCGCTAGGAGCGGATGTAAATGGCGAAGGCGAAGAAAGCGTTGGATTTAAACCTGTACCAGAATAACCGGGATTGGATAAAGAAGGATTAACATTAGGTGCGTTTAATACAGAATCCGCGCCGGGGGTAGGTGTAGGGGTAGTAGCTGCCCTTTCTACTAATTGGGTTTCAGTATTAGATGCTAAAGGCTCATATGGAGAAGCGCCATTTAATGCGGCGTCTGGATTTTGAAAAGCATTAATAAATTGGTCTGTATAAGGGTTTGGAGCTTGCGCTGCACCAGTTTGAAGAGCTCCCCTAGTAGTAGATGTAATACCTTCGCCAGAACCAACACCACCTTCAACTACACTTTGCGCTGCTGGAGTAACGGCTTGTTGAAGAACAGCTGGAGCAGTTTCAGCTCCTAATAAACTACCTAAAGTCTCTCCACCTATAATTGCCTCGCTGCCAAGAAGACCAGCTAACTCTGGAGCGGCTGCTAAAAAACCTTCACCAATCAAAGGCATAGATGCAAACATAGTAGCCGCAATTTCTGGACTAGCAGCAGCAACGGCTTCCGCCAACATTACCGCACCGGTAGCTTCAAACGCCATATTATTCTCCTTTGCTTTCCAGCAATTTATCTATAGAGTCCATTAACCCAACTTCTTTATAGTCGTCAGTCACAATGTCCTGTTCAATCTTATCTAAATTTTCTTCGCCAACATGCTTAGTCAAATGCACATTCACAAATATACTATCCTCTGATGCAAATACTACCCGCTTTACATTAGCCTCACCTTTTATGATGCATGGCGCCGTATACCACGTTTTGCCAAATTCTGTAGCTACGTAGATTTTACCCTTTAAAAGAAAGTTTAGTCCTTGTCTTTTATGTATTTTTCCTACAACTAATGTTCCTTTGGGCATAAACATTTCTCTACCATACAAACCGCAGTCGTACTCATCATCTATATCTGTAAAATGGTGAGTTAATTTACGCCCTTCAATGCCAGACTCTAAAATTCCATTGGCTACAAGTTCTTCTAATTTATGTTGAACAGCCATAATGTTTTCTCTGGACTTTACTTTTTCCAGTGAGTTATTAAGATTAATTACGTTTGTCATTAAACCGTTGTTCCATCAGCTTTTTTCCAAACCGTACCGTTCCACCAAATTGGTCTATCTAGAGTGGTATCGTAATAAATCTGCCCTACTGCTAACGGTACCTGTGCGGTGCTTACAGGTCTTTCCGCCGTAGTCCCAGCAAGGGGTATAGCAGCCGCTTGGGTAAAGTTATCTATCTGGTTAAAGTACAAACGAAGCACGTTGGAATACTGGTCAAAATATCCAGAGCTATACCCTTCCATTGGGGCATTGGGTAAATTAGGTGCCTTTGGCGAGCGTAGTGGAGCGTTATATGCCATTATCTGCGTCCGTCTGGTCTTATATCAATACGTGGATAACCCATCTGCCAAGCAACACCTAGCCCAGTAGACTCAATTCTATATGCCATCTGCCTACCCCTAATGCGGGTATATACCTGTCCGTCAAACTGTTGAACATTATATGTGTGTCTAGTGTTGTAGTTTTGAGCACTTGCTACTACTGGAGCATTAGGCATTCCATAGGCAGTACCAGCATTTTGGCGAGGCAGCACTACCATTGTTACTGACGGCACACCTGATGTAGACCCGTTAAATGTTAAATCGGGCAGTATTCTCCATACAAACCCAAAGTTCATGCCATCGCCAATATCAAAGTCGGATGACTGAACATAAGACACGATAGGTACTGGGGTTAACCCTGATACATCATCCACACCATTCTCATGGTACAAAATGCGGAAGTTAGCGGTGTCGGCACCCATTGGGTATGTACGTAAACCAGAGTCTAACCAAGCGGTACGGCTCATGTTGCCATAATACCAAACATTATCTACATAATTATAAATAACATAGCGATCAATAATGTTGCTATTGGCAGAACAATAGAACCACCAAATCTCGTTGTAACCTTCTACGCTACCTGCATACACTTGGAAATTTTGGGCTTGATTAATGTCTTGGTAAACATACTGACGTAATGTACAAGGCAGGGTTTCTACACGACCAGTATAGCGATAGAATTTATCCGTACCCATCCAATAGGTTACATTATTAACCGTAATAGAGGCATTTGGACCCATAATAGATATATTGTCTTGTAACAACTGGAATCCCCAAACATACGGCGGCCCAAGATATTGCATAGAGTAAAGAGCCGCATCAGTCCAAACTAGTATCTCTTGACGGGTTGAACGCGCACAAACAATGTAAGAACCAATATTAAGTCGGAATTCGCCAGACTGGTTTGTTACTGCAGGTACCCATTGGTAAGGATTGTCTTGGTCAGCCCAGCGTACTAGCAAAGGATCAAACGCGGTATCAGCATTTGTTGGATCATAAGGATTAGCGCCAAAAGCAATAACAAAACGTTGAATTGCCGAACCAATAATCTGGTTTGTATTGTTAGGAACAAACTGCCCTAAATAGCCAGCCGCCGTTGATTCTACAGATAGCTGTTGTGCTCTAGTTGTAAGTCCACCAGCAGCGCCACTTGGATATACTTGACCAGAAGGCAACCACAAATAAATTTCACCGCCACGAGGAGCAAGAACTAAATCTTGACCAAAATTGTCGTTAGTCCATATGCGCAATTGTTGAGCAATACCAACGCTAGCAGCTGCACCCCAACCACGAACTGGGGCTACAGGAGCACTTATAATGACTGTGCCACCCGAAGCTGCAGTAGAAGTTGTTGTATAAGTATTAGAGCCAATGACTGTAGAAATAGTAAATGTATTAGCCCCAGTACTAGTTATTGGAAACGCCTTTTGCAACACCAATCGGTTTATACCACAAGCATCAGCGGCAATACTAGAGAAATACACATAATCGCCGGTAGTTAAACCATGCCCTGTTTTAGTAACTGTAAGCACAGAAACCCCAGCGCTAGCAGCTGTAAATGGGTTAGTAAGGGTTGTATCAACATAAGAAGGCCAAGTGCCAGCACCCCATCCAGTACCTGCAATCTCAACATCTAGGCCGGTATTAATTTGAAATGCGGCGGTGATGCTTGTGCCCCCACCTGCTGTAACTGTAGATGTAGCGGCGGTAGTGGTAGTAAATGTAAACTGAGTACCAGATTTATATAATATTTGTTGTTCAGCATTTATTTCCGCAGCGGGAATACCGCCTACTGCAGTAGAACCAGAAATAGTTACAAAGTCGTTATCAACCCCACCGTAACCAGAAAGTGTTACAGTAACAACTCTAGATCCATTGACGGTAGAAAACATATTGTCAGTACTAGGGGTTGTACTATGAGTATAGGTAACTCTAAGGGGGGTTACATCGTTATATGCACCGCCCTGCTCAATATAGTATTTAAGGTTAGTTCCAACACCCAACAAGTTAGCGCCAGATAAAGTTCCCCAATTCCAAAGCGCTCTACATATACCCCGAAATGTGTTGTTAGAAAGGCGTGTCCAACCACCAATTTTTTCTGCATTACCAGAACGAAAACGCACTTTATCACAATCAAACCAACCACCTTCATTGGTATAGTTTGTGCCCTCTTTATTAATACCGGGTCTAAGTTGTAGTTTTTGTAATGGCATAGGTTATCCTAGTGCTGCAAGTGCTTTAGTAGTTTTGGCAATTCTGTCATCTAAACCGATAAGACCGCCGTTAATACGTTTGGTAATTTGACCATGTTCTTGAGAATCAGCCAATTCGTTTAATCCTTTTTTGTTCCAGAACCACCCGGCAGACATAGCAGCATGATTAGGCTCAACCAAAAGAGTAGGTTCATTAATAAAGTCAACGCCAATCGCACTTCCACATCGCTCATAATTCTCTTTGCCTGTTAACTGAATTAGACCCCTGCCTAAGTATTTAGCAGCTTCCTCTTCGCTAGTATTACCTAAACGTCCGTTATATACCTTACCTGCAATTTTAGCTGGATTACGAGCATACTGATCTGCAACCTCTTTGGTAGGAAACCGACTAGGCCAAGTCTTCATAAGTCCTTCAGCACTGTAGTTCAGATTTTCTTGCAAAGTTTTAAAATTACCAGACTCATGGGCACATTGACCCAAGAACGCAGACTGGCGCCTAGGAGTATTAATATCGTACTTATCAAAAGCAGCTTGTAGCGGCGCTTCCCATTTTGGGTCAATATCAAGGGTTTGTAGTGCGTTAATTAGACTCATTTGATTGGGGTAGAGTTGTGAATCATATTATCTTTAGCTTGACTGCTTGCTGAAGAACCAAAGTAAAAGGCAATAATGCCGGTCCATGCAGTTCCTAAAGAACCTAGCATTAACATCAAAGCATCAGAAGTCATAATTTTGCCGGACATCAACCCGCCCAAAATACCAAAAAATCCAAGGGTAACTAATATAGACAAAACTGGGGGGATAAAAGACTTGGTTTCTTTTTGCAAGTCACGAGCAGAAGCACGGTCTTGTACGGCTAATTGTTCAAAATTTAGCCCTAACTCTTGGGCTTGGCGTTGCAATTCAATTTCAGCTTGTTTTAAACTAGATATTTGGTCGGCAGATAACTTACCGCTATCAATCACATCCTGAACCTTATCTTCGTCAATACCTAGTGCTTTAGATACTGCAGTAACAGCAAGACCCGCCAAAGGACCACCCAAACAAGTGGCGATAGTCGGTACTAATTTAGCTAACCAATCCATATCAATCCTTTACGCCAAGCAAATTAAAACGTTGCCATAATTAAAATTCCCGCAAAAAGCCAAATAACCAACAATAATAAAATAATCCATATCCATTCCTCTACCATTTGTAACCCCAAGTTAAATACCAAGCGCATACAGCAGCCAAAGCAAAACAATAAAACTGTACTCGCCTAACTGCCTTTAAATCGTGCTGATATTCTTCGTTGTCTTTACGCTGAAGGTTTTCAATATCTAGCTTTATTTTCAAAACCGCTTCCCATTCTTTAGCGCCATACTTTTTAACAAAATCAATCTTTAGTTTTGCCTCTTCATCAGAGATTTGCTTCTTATGCTGCCATGACTCTAAAGCCTTAAGTAATGCTCTTTCTTTTTTAAACTCTGCTTCCCGTCTTGCCCTAATTCGTTCATTAGCTTGCTTCTGGGCTACTTCTGTTGCGTCATGCTGTGCAGCTTCAATACTTTTAGACAGCCCTTTGCTAGCCTCCCGACTTGCATCAAGACTGCCACTAAGAGCTTTTACTCCTTCGGATATGCCGTAGGGGTCCGCCACACGTTATTTTGCCTTTTTAGCGACAGTCGTAGCTTTTTTCAAAGCAGGTTTACGTTTTTTTACAGTAGCTTTAGGTTCTTCTTCTTCAACTGGAAAAGGCCAAGCCGCTTCTATATTGACTTTACCAATTTGCATATCAATCTTTGGCATATAGCCTAGTTTGTCAAACACCCATGTAATCAAAAACATAATTTTCCTTATTGTAAAATTGCACCGCCAGATGTACCACGACCCGAGAATGAATATGTAGTACCAGGAGGGACTATAAATGTAATAGGGAAATTCCAAGTACCTGTTGCACCACCATACGATCCAGTTGCAAGTGCGACTCCGCCCACTGTTACGGTAGTGCTAAATCCGCCAGAGCTACTACCTAAAATAGCAGTTGATACCATAATTGGGTAAGAGTTACTATTAGTATATGTAGTGCCTATTGAAAAAGAAGCGCTTGACCAAGTCTCACCACCTAAACCTAAACCTTTGATAGTCGTTGCTGCGGAAGTCCAACTATTATAAGTAGCTGTAATGGTTGTGCTAGAGGCTGTTTGAGATGGAGTTATTACATAGTTACCAATCCCACCAGCATTATAAAAAGTATATGTACCAGCAGCTTGTACTGTAAAATTGTTACTAAACGTTACTGTAGTCCCACTAATAGCTGTTATGTATGTGCCTGTAGCTAAACCTGTACCAGAAACAAACTGATTAATTAAAAGACCAGAAGTAGAGGCAAACACAACAGTTGCTTGACTTACAGCACCGCCACTAGAATAAGTCTGTGTTGTTGCAGTTGTTGCGCCTGTAGCATTTGATTGGGATGTAATTGAAGTGTTTGAGCTTAAAGGCGTGTAAAAATTATAAGTACCCGCTGCCTGTACAGTAAAATTATTGCTGATTGTTATTGTTGTTCCAGCAACAGCGCTTACTGTTGAACCTGATGGGATGCCTGTACCAGTAACAGTTTGTCCTGCACTTACACCTGTAGCAGAAGATATAACAAATTGATTTTGTGCGGGAGCGCCACCGCTTGAATAAGTTGGGCTTACTAAACCTATTTGAGCAGTTAATGTAGCACCAGTCTGTAAAGTTCCTGAAGTGACCGCCGTAACTGCTAAAGCTGTACCTGTAATAGAGCCTGTAACAACGGCTATAGTAGAGCTTGTTGAAGTAAGCACATTGCCTGTTGTACTAGGAGCTATTTGATTTAATGCGTTATTTGGGCCGTTACCCACTAAAAGACTGTTAACCGTTGGCGAACTTAGTCCTGTACCCCCATTTTTTACCGGGACGGTACCTAAAGATATTGCTGGCGTTGTCCCACCAGAAGAAACAATTGGAGATACTCCTGTTACGCTTTGTACGGGGGAGCCAACAGCCGTAGTAACAAACGCCGTTGTAGCAATTTTTACTGAGTTGTCACTAACAGGGGGTGTTGTAGCTACAGCATATCCAGCGGACGTAAAACTTGTGCCAACTAGTATAAGTTGAGAGTTATTTACAGTATAAGTACCAACGCCTCCTGTACCAGTACCCAAAGCCGTAATAACTGTGTTTGCGGTTACTCCAGAACCAGTAATTGTTTGCCCAACAAATAAAGTACCGCTAGCTACTGCCGTTACATTTAATATTGTCCCCGCTGCGGAGCTACCATTACTAATACTTGCAGTGAATGCAGACGCAATATAGGAACCTAAAACACCAGAAGATAAAAAATTTCCTGAAACAATTTCATTTCCTGTTACGGATAGATTGCCATTAACTGTGTAGTTACCAGCTGACCCAATGTTTGCATTATAAAAATTAGTGCCATCACAATAAACATAAGCCGCTACTCCATTAGGAATAGTTACACCCAAGCCACTAGAGCCGATGATTTGTATGGCCTGACTACCTGTAGTATTGTTTTGAACAATGTAGGTTTTTTCTACTAAAGGGGCAATAAGGTTGCGTGTGGCGGTAAGTGTGCCAGTAATAACTAAAACTTGATTTCGGGCTTCATCTACCACGCCGTTAAAGTTGGACATGGTGTAGTTAGCATCAGTCATGGTTATTGTAATAACCCCAGAAACCGCTTGCTCTATTAAGCCGCCTAAGTTATTGTTGGTAGTTTGCCCCCAGATACCAGATTGGTCTCCGTCCCCGATAAGTTCGAGTCGTAGTGAGGGTGAGTAAGTAGATGCCATATTAGTCTTTCATTAACATTGCTTTGTGTCGATTGCTATCCAGTTTGGGGTTTGGTCGTCTCCAATATCTGCCCAAGTTACGGTATTGCTGTTATTTGCCGCCGTCCAATTTACTGTTTGATTATTATTAATATCTGCCCAAGTTACGGTATTGCTATTGTTTGCTGCGGTCCAAGTTACTGTCTGGTCATCGTTGATTTTAATCCATCCAAGCACACAAGCCAAGTCCCTTATTGTAAAGGTTTCAACGATGGACTGTAAGAAGTTAGACTGTTGTGTACTGGAATCAATAGAATTAAGGTTTTCTGTAATGCTAAAGTACAAGCCTTGTGAAACCGTATTAGCGTCTGCAGAACCAAGGTTTTCTACAATATCCAAGAAAAACACTGAAATAATGGTAGCTACATCAGCCATCGTCTGAGCTTCGGTAACGCTTGCTACAAACTGCGCAGCTATGGCATTAAAGTCCAAAGATTCTATAGCTTCGGTAATGTTAACCTTAAACTGGGCGGTAATGGCTCGTATATCGGTTAAATTGCTGTTTTCCGTGATATTTTGAATAAGGTCTGCGGTTACTGAATTAAGGTCTAATACTGAGTCTATTGGCTCGGTACGGGCTTGTAAAGCAGCAAAGTACTGTACGCTAGAATCGTCCATAACTACATTTTCTGTTTGCGCTGCAGCAAATTGGGCTGTAATCTCTGCAAAATCTGCGGAGTTTAGGGGTTCTGTAATACTTGCAGCAAAAGCCGCCGTTACTG